CCGTACCTAATCTCTGCTGACTTTCTTGCGCAGCAAGCGTCAAAAAAGTTTTCGTACCTACCAAGGCTTATTCTTTTTTTATCTAAACTAATCCTAACTCTCCATAATCCGCTTTTACTTTCAAAGCATATATCAGGTACTCCGCTAGAGTTATTGTTTTGTAGCTTACAGTTCTTTGAGTTATTGATCTGATTGGATCTATTAAGATTTATCCAAGAATTATTAAGTCCATTTCCATCATCATGATCAACCTGTTCAGGCGGATCTTCTCCCATCCAGATAAATGCAAGTCTATGTGCCTTTAATTGACAACCTCTAATTGTAATATTTAGGTAGCTTTTACCTGATTCGTTTTTTGCAACATGCCCAGCAATAGATCCTTTAACTCTTGATCCGCCTCCTCGCTTCCATGTGAAATCTCCTGTTTCTTGATTGTAATCAAGCAACCGCCTAGCCTCTTGAGTGGTGATATCGTTAGCGGAAACCTTATTTATCTCGACAAAGTTACACAGTTTTAAATTTTTGTAATCACCATCTATTGGTTCTAGTTTGTTTGGGTACCGCCCGTAAACGTAAAGAAACGCTAATTTATGAGCCCAAAAGCCTTTTCCAAGAATAGAGATGTAAAACCTTTCGCTTCTATTTTCCTGCCTGTGTAATCTGCAAGGGTTTTCGCCAGCTTTTCTAAGGTGACCGTCATTGATTAATAGAAAAATTCCAGTGTCTTTATCATAGGTGACAACAGATTTAAGCTCTGATTGGGTAATCATACACACCTCGAATGTGCTTCTCGTAAAGAATGGATGCGCCAGCTTGTTACGAGGCCAAGTTTTCGGGAGCTACCCTAGGCGCTCTAATAGTGTAAAATATAATCTTAACTTGTCAATTATAAGGTGGACTCATGGCTTCAGGTTTAGGTGGATTGGCCGAAGGGCTTATTGCAGGTTCTCAAATAGGGCTTGCATTACGCAAGCAAGAGCAGTCTGAGCAAGAGCAATCTGAGCTTTCTAAACTTAGAGAGCAGCAGGCAAAGATTCAAATGTCAGCAGAAGAGCGGGCGCAGGCTCAAGAAAAAAGGGCTCAAGAGTCACACGCAAAAGATTTGAGCCTTACAGACTTAACAGCTAGCCTTGAAAAGTCTCGCGAGCAAAGAGCAATTAAGGGCGAAGAACGCGCAGCTAGAAGTGAAGATCGCCAGTTAAAACTTGCAGAAAAGCAGCTTGCCCAATTTGATTGGCAAGTAGCACAAGCCAAGCGTGCCGAGCGCGATCAAAATGTCGCGGCCATGGCACCGATAGAATACCAACGGGTGGCAACTGGCGGTCAATTTTCTCCAGAGTTTATGGAGGCCGCAAAAGGAACACGATTTGATCCTGTGTTCATGGCTAAGCAGGAATACAAAGACTCTGCCAAAAAGGCATATGAGTACACCGATGAGCTGGTGAACAAAATGCAAAGCGGAGAAATAACGCTAAAAGACGTTAACGATCCTGAATATCTAACTGCGCTTGATACACTTATGAAGCCGGATATTGAGCAAGGTATAGGTGAGAAGGATCCTGTTACTGGTAAAACTGTTGCAGCAAAATCACTTAAATTCATAATGCCATATGAAAACAAAGGTGTTGTATTCGAAGTTGAAACAACACTAAGCGATGGCACTAAGTACATTGCTCCAGTAACAGAAGGTCGAAGCATGGACCCTAACGATCCTGTTAAAGTTGTCCCAATTGATAAGTTCATTAATCACATTGAAGGTTACACGCGAATGGCAAGCGCGTTTAATCAGCCAGATTTGATGAATGCTGTTAATCAATACACTGGCCGACCTGGTTCTGAAATATCAAGCCAAGAAGTAACACGACGCCAATACCTGCGCGAAGTAGGAGACATTGACAAGTGGGAGCTTGAACAAACCAATAAGATTGATCCTGAAGGATTCATGGATCCTGAATCTAAACAGAAAAAAATTGATGATATCAAGTCTCAGGCCAACAAACTTAGACAGAAAACAGATCAACGATACGGAATACAAGGACAGCAGAGCGTTGGCAAAGGAGACGCAGCCGTACCTGTGCCTGTTGGTAATGGTGAGTCTAGGATTGATGCGTCAGCTTGGGCCGCTCAAGATGCAAACAAGAAAGCATTTATTCAAGAGGGAATAGATTACGCTTCAGAGGCAGGGATAGAAAATCCGTTTAACGCCTACTCTCCTGACCAGTTAGAAAAGATGTATAAGGAATGGTCAAATCAGCGCGATGCCGAAAATGTAGCATCTTCCCTAAGGTCTAAATAACGTGATAACAAAGCCTCTATTCAGGGGCTTTTTATTTAGATATTTGTCTAGTCAATGTATCATTGATAAATCCACATAACAGAGGCGTTAACTCATGGCCGGGAAAATTTTCTGGGAAAATCAATTCAATCAAATGCGTGAAGGCAAAGAGCCTGCTTTAACAATTGATCAAGAGCAAGAGCGAGAAAAACCACAAATACAACTAGAAGATGTTAACGCGCCTGTTAAACAAGATTTATCGCTACAAGCAGCAGATCAAGGAGTTGGCGTAACCGATGTTGCGAAGGCTGCCGCCTCTGGTGGCGTGGGCTGGGCAGAGTCAACTGCCGAGATACTAACAGAGCCTCAGTTTAGAAAAACAGTGTCAACAACTGTACCAGGCATGATCCTTTCTTTATCTGATTACGTGCCACTTATCAAAGATAAAATTACAGAAGCTCGCAGAGGCGGGCAAGAAGCTTTAGGCCAAGCAAAAAAATCTATTCGCGAGTCAATGAGTGAGCCAGCTAAAAAAGCAATTGAAGCTGAGCTAATAAATGACAACCTAGAATTTACAGATGATGCAGCCAAGCTTTCTACATGGATTATGAAAGGCACCGAGACCATATCCAGAATGGTTCCAGACTTGGTTGCCGGAGGGCTAGTAGGCAAAGGTCTATATAATGCTGCCTATGAAACAGCTTACAAGGCTGGCATAGCCAAGGGCCTAACAGAGCAGGGCGCGAAGGTCTCAGCTAACAAAATTGCAAGCGCTGCGGCTTCCGTTCCCACTGCATTTATGGCAACTACATCGGCAACTGGTGGCGCAGGTGTTCAAGCTCGAGAGGCTATTGAGTCTTTGCCATGGTCTGATCTTCAAAAGTCAGAGATATTCGTTAATAACTTCAAATCTATTGACGCAGATCCAGCAAATGAATCCATGAGTGATCAGCAAAAACTAAGCTTAGCGAGAACGCTTACAGCAGAACACGCATCATCTAAGATTATGCAAGATCCTGCGTTGCTTACTGTTAATGCCCTGGCCTCATTTATTGGCGACGCTACTCTTGGGCGCATGATCGCCGGCAAGATTGGCGGCGGCATAGTTAATAAGGCTGTTAGAGGCTTTGCAGCAGAGGCACCAACAGAAGCGGCCCAAAGTGCGGCGGAGCAATACGCACAAAACTTAATTCTTATCGATGTAGCCGGACAAGATGTGGATCCGATGAAAGGTGTTAAGCGGGCAGCAGCAGAAGGCGGATTGCTTGGTGGAGCCGTGGGCGGAACAGTAGGCGGCACAGTTGGCGCAGTTGACAAGGTAACAGGCAGGGAATCACAACCACTCGAGCCGCAATTAGAAGGGCCAGAAATTATACCAGAAGAAGTAGCTACAATAGCGGATGGTGATCTCAAACCGGGTGCGGCACCTGAACCGCTTACAGTCGCTGAGCGCCGTGCAGCGCTTAATGAAAAACTTGCAGCACAGCAAGAGCAACTAAGGCGGGAAAGGGTTTTAGCAGGTACTGGCGAAGTTCAAGAGGCTTTATCAAAGGGACAGACGGCGCCAACACCAATTGAATTAATTGCACAGGCAAAGGAACAGGCCAAAGTCCAAAGAGATGAATTCGCAGAAGGTCGGGCCGCCCCGACAGTCGCCGAGCGCCGCGCCAATCTTGAGCGCAGACTTGCACAGCAAAGCGCCGAATATGCAAAACAACAAACTGAAGCAGGAAAAGGCCCAGTTCAAGCCCGCCTATCTATGCCAACATCGCCAACGGTTGATGAGCTATTAATAAAAGCGTCTACCGAAACAGAACCGTCACCATTTGAACTTGAGTACAGAAAGCAGGCCGAGCGGGAATACATTGAAAAAGTTAAGGATGCTGCAATCCCTGCCGGGCTAAAAGGTAAGCCGAATGCCGTTAAGCTTTTAAATAAAGGTTACCGCAATGCAATTAGCGATTTTGGCGGACTTTCAGAACAGCTATCAAAAACAACCTACCCAGATCCTAAAACAGACACCATGGCTGAAGTAATTGGCAAAATGGGAGGAATAGGACGGGCAACTGCCGAATCTGAGGGTTTTGATCCTGCCATGTTCAAAGGCAGCAAAACATTCTCTGCTAATGGAAAAATGACATTTGACGATGCAGCAGAAAAACTAAACGAGCTTGGTTACCGAAATAGGCAAGGTGATACGTTAGATAGCAATGATGTTGTTGATATGCTTTATGGCGAAATCAATAACACTGAAAATCACTATTCTACTCACGTTGATCCTAAGATGCTTACCTCAGATGCTCAGATAGTTAGAACTTGGGCAAAGGCATTGGGCGGAGCAGACAAGCTAAGCGCAACAATCAAGAAGTCTCTTGCAGGTGAACGCCTAGGAAAGAGACAAGCTGAAGTCATGGAAGATATGCTCGACTCTATCGCAGCAATGCGATCTGAAGGGGCAGAGCAGGCAAAGCAGACTCTTGACGCAAGACGATCAGAGCGCGAAGCAAAACGAATTGAATCATTTAATTCTTTGATGGCAGAGGCCACTGGAAACAAATCTCATATAGCCGACATTGACAGCTATAACCGGATGCTTTCTGAAAAGCCAGAATATTACAGCGAAGAACAAGTGATCCTTGATGAGCTTGTGGCTACTGCCGGCGACATAGATTTTAATGCTACCTCAGAAGCCATTGATCTTTACGAAAGCGGCAAAACATCACTACCTAACCTATTAACCAAACTTTCAGACATTGCCCACAAAAGAGAGCGTACCTATGCAGAAGCAAAGCCAGCTATTCAAGCAGTTAGTAAGCCAACCACGCAGTCAATTGAAGGAGTCGTTACAGAGCGGGTTGCAGAGAGCGAAGGATCGCCAGCAGCAGGGCGGGCAGAAGTAACTAATATAGATCAGAGGAAGGATGGTTCAGCCACCACAGTAAGCGATGCAGGCCTTACGCTATTACATGGGTCACCAAAATCTGTAATAAATATTGATGATGTACAGATTGTTCGTACAGGACAAAAACAAGGAAAGAAAGGCCGTCTTTATGGTGGGTTTTATGCCACAAGCGAAGAAGATATAGAACAGGCAAAAGGCTATGCCGGTATGTCAGAAGGAACTCCTACAATTCATAATGTCAGAATTAAAGCTGGAACAAAGGTTCTTAACAAAATAGGTGATATTACTAGATTATCTGAAAATTATATCAATGAACTTACAAGCCAAGGATATGGGTTAGTTGTAGGTAAAGATCCTCGCGGACGCACTGAATATGTGGTCATCGATAAAAATGCTATCGATAGCATTTCTTCAATGGATAGCGTTAAAAATAAAACAGATTTAGCAAAACAACGAGATCGCAGGCACGCTGAACTAGAAGTTAAGCAGGCTGAAGGACTGGTTTTAGAAACTCAACAAAAAATTGAGCAGCAAAAGGCCACTGGTGGAAGGACTGATATATTAAATTCCAATTTGCAGAGACAAATTTCAGGTGCTAACCGCATCCGTGCTAAATATGGATTGGAACCAATTGATGCTAAATCAATAAAACCATCTGAGTCGGCACTAGAACCAGAACAAATGCCTGCAACAAAGGCAGAGCCAAAGCCAGAGGGAAAAGCAGAGGCCCAAGAGGTTACACCAGTAGAGGCGGAGCCAGTTATTGTAACTGCAGAAGCAAAGCCTGAAGCAATTAAGGTGGAACCCGCAACAAAAGCAGAACCAATTGAATTTAAAGACAAGCCATATTCAGATTGGGAATCAATAAGCAAAAAAGCCCTAGAAGGTGATTTGCCTCCTGAGGCTTATGCAGAAGGCGCAGAGCAATTACTTGCTGATAAAGAAAGGATTTTATCAGAAATATCAAAGGCATACACAAAGCCAAAGCTTTTAGAAAAATTAGGGCCCATGGCAGCGGCAAGAGCTAAGTCAGAAAATAAAAACGTTGCAGTTAGGTATTATTTTGAACAGCTTATCTCGCGCTTCAACATTGCTGATTCAATAACCTATGGCATTGAAAAAGATTCTTACGAAAAAGCCATTATCAAATCTGCCAAAAAGATAACGCCTGAATCACTTGCGGCGTACAAAGAGGACTTGGCAAAAAGACGCAGTGAGTACAAAGCAAAGTTTGAAGGAATGGTTAAGGCTGTAAAGGATCCTCAAACACTAGAAGAGTTTCAGCAATTCGTAAGCCTGAAAGGTGAAGACAAGCTTACTACCGAGCAAAAAGTAAGGTATGAGGCGCTATTGACTGAGGCGGGACTAGCCAAGCGAGCAGAAGTCAAAATGTCTAAGGCCATTAAAAAAGGACTTTGGGCAGACGTTGAGGTAACAGAGGTGTCACCTGGGACCCACGGAAAAACTGGCGAGCCTATTGTTAACGTCAAGCTTGGCAGGCTCGGAACCGACCAATTTAAATCGGCTGCTGCGCAAGCTAGAGGCATGGGCGGCGGTTATTGGCGCGGTAACTTTTACCTTCCTGATCAACAATCGGCCGATGAGTTTATATCTTGGATAAAAGGCGAGGATATTGACAGGACTGAACAGGTAACCAAGGAAGAAGCATTAAAGCAAAAGGTTAAAGTCGCTAAGCTTAAGTCTATGGCTGAAAAGCTGGAGCAAAAAGCGAATGAGGATCTTTCTGTTACTCTCCGAGAAAACACCGCTCGCCAAATGAGAATGGCTGACTCTTCAAGAGTAAAGGCTGAATCAGATGCAACATTTGCCAAAATGCTAAGAGCCATAGCAACAGGGATCGAGTCTGGCGACGTTAAATACCTTGCAGAGATAAACAGCAAGGCGCAGTTAGAAACGCTTGATAAGAAAATGAGTGGATTAAAATACAATGTCCCACAATCTGAAGTAGACAATTTAATGGATCGAGATAGAGATTCAAGATTGTCATGGAAGCCTAGCGTTAGCATTGAGGACCGGGTTCAGTACGCAAAATTCCCTATGATTGATAGCCATTACTCAGCCGTCGAAAGATGGGCTAGCGAAATGGACCAAATGAGCGGATATAAACAAGCTGCTGCAGCATTAAGAAAGACCATTGAAGGCATTGGACAAAGAGACTATGCCAAGTTAGATCCAACAAAGCCGTATTTTGGCAAGTTGCTGGACTTCCTTAAAGAGCAACCAAACTACTATAACGGCACAGAGTACGCCGCGGAATACTCGCGCCTAACAAGAATGGGCATAGATACACCGGCAGCGCTTAGAACAGCGTTAATTGAATTGCATAACGTTAAAGCCTCGATAGATGCGCCAACTCAACGAAGCACAGTTGAAACCATGGATAGGGATCTCAAGCGCAAAATGCGACTTAACAGAAATGCTTTCAATGATTTCTTCCCAACACCAAAGACAATATCAAGCGATGTTGTTGTTCTAGCTGATATCAAAGAAGGCATGAAGGTTTTAGAACCGTCAGCTGGGAATGGGGAGCTTGCCGACGCCATGAGTGTTTATGGTGCATACATTGATGTTGTTGAAATGGCTGGAGACCTAAGGGCTATCCTTGAGGAAAAAGGTTACAACATAGTCGGCAACGACTTCACAGAATTTAAATCTGGACCTGTTTACGACAGGATAGTAATGAACCCGCCTTTTTCAAATGACCAGGATATAGATCACGTATACCACGCTTACGATATGCTAAAGCCTGGCGGAAGACTTGTTGCCATTGTTAGCAGCATGGCCGGGGACCGCTCAAACAATAAAAATAAAGCGTTTAAAGAGTGGGTTTCCTCACTTGATGGGCAAGAAGAGTTATTGCCTGAAAATGCATTCCTTGAATCACTAAACCCAACCGCGGTAAGAACCAAGACCATAGTTATTGATAAGCCTGAAGAAGTTAAATTTAGTCAAGCAAAGGACGCCAGACAGCTATCTAAAAATATAAAGGATAAGTTTGAAGGGTTAAAATTATCGATGAGTGAAAAAGGTGACGTGGTAACAGTAGACAACATCACAGTACCAGAGCAGCGCCGAGAGTTAGGCACTGGCAGCAAGATAATGAACATAATCACTAGCTGGGCGGATGCCGCTGGAAAAACTCTTGCACTAACCCCAACGTCAGATTTTGGCGGAAGCAAAAGCAGGCTTGTTGAATTTTACAAGCGATTTGGCTTTGTAGAAAACAAGGGTAAGAACAAGAATTTTGAAGTTAGCGAGTCAATGATCAGGGAGCCAAAAGAAAGCGTTAAATTTAGCAACGATTCAATAGTTACCGGCACACCAAAAGGAATGCCAGCAAAGCAAGTTGATGTTATCGCAAAATCATTCATCAAAGAGTACAAAGGAGCCGCTGGCATTAAGTCTGTGGTGTTCAAAACGCAGAAAGATGCAATGGACTATGCAGGCATTCAAGATGATGAAAGTGTCTTAAGGAACGCCTTCTATAACCCTAGAACGAATGAAGTTGTTTTGATTGCAGATAATATAAACGGCGCCGCCGATGCTCGCAAAATATTGCGCCATGAAATACTTACTCACCATGGATTAATGCGTGTAGTTGGTCAAGAGGAATGGCAGAACATTGTTAACCTTGTATCAGCAAGCAGAGAAGCCAAAAGCCTAAAAGATATATGGGCTGACATTGATAGCCGGTATGAAGGCTTTGATGAAAATACCAAAGCTGAAGAGGTTATCGCGAAAATTTCAGAGATTGAGCCTAGCAAGCTTGGAGAGTGGGGCAATAGAATCATTGCCGCGATAACTCGGGCATTAAGAAAGGCTGGCCTTATCGGAGACAAGATCACAGCCACTGAAATTAAGGATATGATCCGCATCATCGGCGAGCGCATTAGGACCGTTAGCGCTGGCCGGGCAGAAATAAAAAACGACATAAAATTTAGCCAAGGGCAACTTACTGCTAAAGATGGTTTTAGTATTCCTGACGAAACCAGAAAGGATGCATTCCTAAGGTCTATACAGGATAAGTACCAGCGCCTTAAGGTCATTCAGAAAGCCGTTAAGGAGCAGGGCGGCATGATTGACGAAAGCAAAGACGTTTACCTTGCTGAAGAGTTATTCCATGGCAAGGTCGGCGAGGATTTGCGAGTAATGGAGGATCAATATATCAAGCCGCTTGTCGAGTACATGGGCAAGGAAAACGTTTCACGCGAAGAACTTGATCTGTACTTAATAGCCCGCCACGCGCCAGAGCGAAACGCTCAAATTGCCAAGATTAACCCTGATATTCAGGACGGTGGATCAGGAATGACTGACGCAGAGGCGGCAAAGGTTATGGATAACTTCACCAGAGAAGGGACTATTGCCAAGATGCAAGCTGCCGCGGCATTTGTTGACGGGATCATTAACTCAACAAAACAAAGGCTGATTGATTCAGGCTTAGAGTCGCAAGATGTTGTTGATTCTTGGGATGCAACTTATAAGCATTATGTTCCGCTTAAAGGCTTTGCTGTAGACGAGTCTGACACTGATGGCAATAGGGTTAAGGCTACTGGCAAAGGCTTCAGCATTCACGGCAATGAAACGATGAGGGCTATGGGCAGACGCACAGTATCAGAGTCGCCGCTTGCCTATGTCATTTCTGATGCAACTCAATCTGCTATCCGGGCGCGTAAAAATGAAGTTGCCCAGACAATGCTTAAACTCGTTGACGCAAACCCAGATCCTGAGCTTTGGCAAGTATTCAGCAGCGAAAACCCTGACGTTACCCGCAAGATAACTAAGCGCAAGGATCCAGTTACCGGTAAGACTGTCGAAACAGTTGTTGAAACTGCGATGCCTATGCACGCGATGAAAGACAAATACTTAGGCGCTAAAATTAACGGCGAGCAGTATTACATTAAGTTGCACGATCCTAGGCTGATGGAGGCAATGGCAAACCTTGGCGTTGAACAGGCAAACATATTAACCAAGACTGTTGGCCGGGTAACTCGAGTTCTGTCGGCGCTAATCACCAGTTATAACCCTGAATTTGCTTTATCTAACTTTGCTCGCGACGTACAAACAGCAGTTTATAACGTGCTGGCTGAAGCAAAGATAGAAGGCGGCAAGGCTTTGGGCACTAAAGATCTTGCTAAAAAAATGGTCAAAGACTTGCCAAACTCAATGAAGGCGCTAAAGCGTGGATTTAGGGATAATGACTTTACCGGGGAATGGGGTGTATTCCTAAAAGAGTATCTGGATTCTGGCGCTAAGACTGGATGGTTTGTGCAAAAAGATATCGATGATATTAAGAACGATATAACCAGATCAATTAGCACCACTGGAGAAGGGGCGGTAAACAAACTTATCCGCAGCAAGGATAAGTTAATCAAGTTTATCGACGACTATAACGATGTAGTTGAAAACGCTTCACGCCTGTCTGTTTATGTTAATGCCAGACGACAAGGGCTAACTGAAAAGGCCGCGGCATCGCTTGCCAAAAACCTAACAGTAAACTTTAACCGTCGCGGAGAAATGACTAACAGCATTAACGCGCTTTACATGTTCTTCAATGCCAGCGTTCAAGGCACTGCAAACATGCTGCGTGCGGTTATGACTCCTGCTGACAAAACCAAGAAGATTTGGGACCCTGAGTTCTATAACATGACTCAAAAATTAGCGATGGCATTGCCAATAGCTACAATTCTCATGGCGCAGGCAAATAGGGAATGGGGCGGCGATGATGACGACGGAAAATCATTCTATGACAAAGTTCCTAACTACGTGAAGGAAACAAACTTTGTATTGATGATCCCAGGTAGTGAAGGCGACTTCATTAAAATCCCTATGCCTTATGGTTACAACTTCTTTGCGTCGATAGGCCATGCAATTGATCGAGGAATGAATACAGAATCAACAGCAGTCGAATCTGCCTTTGATGCGGTAGCGGCATTTGCTGGTGCGTTCTCGCCGCTTGGCGCCGTGGGCTCTGAAGAAATGACCTCGCAAGTAGTTAAGACGGCGGCGCCAGCAATATTAAAGCCGTTTGTCGAAATGGCACTTAACGAGAACTTCACCGGGGCACCAATTTACAAGGAGCAAAACCCGTTCGGTTTAAAAACTCCTGATGCCTATAACTCACAAAGAAAAACTTGGGAGTGGGCTAAGGGACTTAGTGAATATTTGAACGATGTAACCGGGGGTAACCAATTCAAATCTGGCGTCGTAGATATTGCGCCAGAGTCTTGGCAACACCTAATTAAGTTCGCCGGCGGCGGCCTTGGATCGCTGTTTGGCAGGGCGCAGGACTTAGCCGTTAAGACTGCTAGGGGTGAAAGCGTTGAATCAAGAGAGATACCATTCTGGCGCAAATACATGGGCTCAATTTCTGAATCAGTCGATATATCTGAAATGTACAAGCGTTTCGACGAAATAAAGACAGTTGAGAAACAAGCAACCATGTTACCAGGGCAGGAGCGGATCAAGTTCATCGCAGAGAACAGGCCTAAGGTTAAGCTTATAGCGATGGCAAAAGGCATACAGACCGAGCTTACCAAGCTGAATAAGCAAAAGGCTGCTATCGATGCAAGCAAGCTGAGTGATGAGCAAAAACAATTGAGAATTGAAGCAATTGAAAACAGAAAGCGCCTAATGGCTGCTAAGTTTAACAAGGCTTACAATGAATCTGTAAAATGATGATGAATGAAAAAGGGCCAATCGGCCCTTTTTTATATGATGCTATCTTTTTTTGTTTTGCTGTCCAAACCAAGCGCAGATGAGGCTATCGCTCCACACCAGAAAACGCCAGCGCCTAGAGCGAAACCAAGCTCATTTTTTGTTATGAACCAACAAGCCAATCCAATAGCAATAGATAAAGATGCGAATATTTTAAATCTCATAGGCTCACCTATAAGTAAGGGTTTTGCATTTTCCAACAAACGCTAATTGCCATTAACAGTATAATGGTTGCACTTATAATATATCCTTTATTATCAACACCTTTGCTAGTGCTTCTCCATCCTGCCGCAGCACACATAACAGCAGACAAAACAGACAGCATAGGTATAATGCTCACGCTTATAACTGTCATCAACCCAAAACATAAAGCTAAAAATTTAGCACTATTCATATCCATTTGCCTGTTTCTCATAGTGTTTTAAGTTCCATAACATTGATGTTACATGATGGAATTTGTTTTACTATGGCCTAAAAATTAAAATCTTTATGATTGCCCAATACTAACACTAAATTTGTTATTTTTTAAATATGCTCACTTAATCACCTTTTTTTATTGTAGGCTATTAATAATCGATTTGGTTAGGGTTAGTGTATTCAAGCCAACAAATAAAAACCTAAGGAAACACCATGTCTGGCCGCCCACCATTAAAAGCTTCAATAGCAAGATCAGCTGATCACAAGATTTTTATTACAGAGGCTGAGAAAGCTATTACTAAAATAGTTCCAGAGGTTACAGGGAAAAGCGCCAGCGATTTTATTCGTGATGGCTTCATAGATAAGTTAAGGGCTTTTCTTAGGGATAACCCTGAACTAATGCCTGTTATCGAAGAGAGGCTTAATGAATGCGGTTATAAACTACCATCTTATTTGAAGTAAAATATGAATAAACAAATGCTTATAATACTTGGCGCCATAGGAAGCAAAGTCGGACTTAACGCAGATCAAGTTAAGGATTTGACAGTAAGTGGTGAGCTAAATCACCGGTATCAATTGTGCAAAGATTGCAGAATGGCGTGCGACAGATGTCAAATATCATATCGACAAGTAAAAAATAAGGCGCCTATGTAGCGCCTTATTTGAGTTGACATGGTTAGTCATCCATATCTTTGTGATCCGTCTCAATCTCGATCATCTTCATCCCATGAGTTTGAAACTCACTAACCCAATAGCGAAGGGCCATAGCCTCAGTATCACTTTCAGGGCTAATGACAATCGTGCCATCTTTTTTAAACCTGATTTCCATGATCATGCGCTCACGTTAGTAGGGTTTGCTGTTTGAGATCCATTAACCCCGGTTGAACCTACGACAACACTAGAGTTTGTCGCTCTTGCCATTTGGCTAACTCCACCGCATATGGCGTTTAATTGCCACTGTAGAGCTTGCATTTGTTGCTGTTGCTGTGACTGTTGCTGGTTCATGCCGAGCGTGATTGTGTTTGTATTCACTATCTCGCGATTGATCCCTCTCTGCTCAGACTCGCGCAGCTGTGCGACAGTCAATTGTTGCTCTAGATCATTGATACGATTAGACGTAATCAACTGTCTGGTCCGCTCTCCATCGGCATACACTGCTTGTTGAATTGCAGTGCTTTGTCGATCAACGTTGGTATCTACGTTACCAATCTCACGGCTTAATGCTGCAACGCCCTGTGTTGTTGCCAGTATTTGCGCTGTTTGACCTTGTGATAAATATTGGGTATTTGACGTTCCTTGTTGAGTTAAGCTTGCCATTGCCTGTGCTAATGCAAGCTGAACCTGTGCCTCGTTGTAAGGAATAGCAGCCTTGATATCACCAAGGGTTTGCTGGTTGATAGTCTCATTAGTGACGCAACTATTATCGTTTTGGTTACCAAACAAGCCGCCTCTACCAAGAAGCAGGCCAAGCACCAATCCCATACCAGTACCGCCAAAACCATTATCAGACTGTCCCATGCGTCCGAATACATCGCCTTCAGTAAATGTTGCCATGATAGATCCTCTCACTTTGTTAGAAACAATTTCCCATACCATATTGCTCCAACTTTTTGAGCTTTAAATGGACTTTAAATCCATTACTAATCTATTGATACCTTTACAACTGGTAGGCAAATCACTACTATCTTTATGTTACTAATGTTCCTTACTGTTGTTTGTGCTGTTTAGCCACCTATAAATGTAGGTGGCTTTTTTTATGTTATTTTTAAGGGTATTATTAAGCGCATCAAATGTTGACAACCTCATCTCGGCAGGTTAACCACTAGGCGCTAACATGGACTTAAAGCATGATGATTTACTGAAAACCCTAGCGGTTGTCTTTACATTCTCGCTTGCTGTAGTGGCAAGAAATCTACTAAACCAAGAAGAAATTAAGCTAAGGGCCTTCATCGGTGAAATGATCCTAGCTGTGATTTTTGGGCTTATGCTTGTGTTCCTTGGTGTTATTCGCGCTGCATCATTCCCCGAGACAATGATCTTGTCTTGTGCCTGCGGGCTCGGAATTAATAGGTCAGTCCAGTGGTTGGTTATGCCGTTTATACAGAAGTTCATACCAAGGGGGCCAAAGTGAATATGAAATACAGTGAACTAAAAAAAATAGTGATTAAAACCACTCTAGAAATGGAACGTCACAAGCCTGAAATGGTTGAACTTCTCTGCATGATTGCGGCCCATGAATCAGGTCTTGGCAAGTATCGCAGGCAAGTGAATGGCCCAGCTTTAAGCCTATTTCAGATTGAGCCAATTACTCATAACTCAATCTGGGATCATTGCGACTCGATTGAAATGCTGGCTAAAAAGTTAGGCATAAAACGAAACGTAGAGTTACTGGCTACCGACGATAGATATGCTGTGTTCGTCGCTCGCTGTTACCTTCTTATGGATAAGAACCCATTACCTAAGACGGTTTGTGAAATGGGTGAGTATGCTAAAACCTATTGGAATAGTGAAGGCGGAAAAGCCTCGCCAGAGGCTTATATTGATGCGTACATAAAATGGCGCGAACTTGGTTAGGTAAGGGGTATTTATGGAACAGTTTTTAATTTACTTACAAGATGGGTTTATGTGGTTGGGTATTATTGTTACTGCTGCAACTTCAATTGTGGCCGCGCTTGAAAAAGTTGCTGAAGTCACGCCAACAACTAAAGACGATGAGTATGTTGGCAAGGCTAAAGCCGCTCTAGGCTATGTTGCCGCTGTACTAGATAAGGTTTCTGTCTGGACCAGTAAAAAATAATGGAAGTTTTAATTGCCATTATTTCAGTGATTGCGGCATTAATTGCCGCTGTCTTTTTTGGTCGGAAGTCTGGCGCCGACTCGGTTGAGCGTGAACATAAAACAGAGGTAATCGATGCTGTCAAACAAGCAAAGCAAGTGCAAGACTCTGTTGCTAGCCTTAATAGTGATGATCGCCGCGACAGGCTGCGCAAGCTCAGTAAGTGATTATTGCCTTATTGCCAAGCAGATTACACCTACAAAGGCCGATGTAGAAGTGATCAGTGATGAGCTAGTAACGCAGATACTCGAGCACGATGAAACATACTTAAAATTATGCGGTAAAAAAGCCCTCGATTGAGGGCTTTTATTCTATTTATGCGGCCTATCATCGTCGGTTTTTATTCCTAGCCTAGTTAATCTGGCATAGTAAGATCTGATTTCTTTAAGCTGTTGGCATGTGTACTTTTTATGTTCGTGAGGACCATCTAGCCAATCAACAAATGCTTGCCCGTATCTGTTTACAAGCCCGACAACATAGCCATGCGTCCCCGCGGCACCGTGAATATTCCCACCAAGCTCACAGTTACATCGCTTATTACACTGGCGATGAATATTCCTTGTTTCTAGCGCAAGTTCTGGATTGGCGCCTACTGTTCGATAATGCCCACCAGCATATTGAATATCGTTTGTTGTGCTACAGCTTATGCATGGCTTTCCAGCGTCCCTAACTCCACCGGCCCAACGCTGAACAACTTCTTTTGTAAGTTTAAACTGGTACTGGTAATCGTTGTCTCGCCATTCCTTGGTCTTTTTAATCGACTCACGTTTTGCTGCTCGCTCTTTTTTCTTTATGTCGGCGGCGTCCTTTGCGGCCTTCTTTTCACGTTTAAATTTAGCAAGCTCAATAGCGCAAGTAATACAGCAAGTCTCTTGCATTTGGCGCTCTGGTTGGAATTTAATACCACAGCTAGGAGCCTTACACTTCTTTGGCCTAGGTTTTTTATTTACCTGCATTGCCAAACTCCTTAAATGCAATCCAAAGGCCGGCAACCCACTGCACGCCCTTAGGTGTAAACCTAGACTGGTTGTAGGCGTGCTCGTTGGCTGTGCCTGTTTTAGTTTCAAATCGCCCTGCGTCAACGTGGTTTTCGTATGGGGTCCACTCGCCACTTAACTTATACATAATCTTCTGTTCAGTTAGAAAGGCGCGAAATTCGTTTTCATTGGCATTGAGCAACTTTGCCACCTGGCGAAAACCTTTACTACCCTTTGAATCTACGTAGCGATCCACAAACTCAACCTTAGGCGCTGCGAGCTCAATGGCCTGTTGCTGTTCTTCGATTTGTTTAGCTTGATTGGCTGCGAGTTGCAAAGCCTCTGCAAATGACTGTGGTAGCTTTGGAGCTTGCTGTGATTCTAGTTCTTGCCAGCGCTTTAATATTGAATGCCTTAAAACTACGCTATACCCACTTACTAAAAGCATGGTCATTTCATAATCAAGGAAATATTCTGAGTATGTATTGCCAAAGTGATCGTACAGACCAACAGTGATATTGTGACCCTTCAATTCTGAGTGGTTAAAATCAGGACAATCTTTTAGCTTTTTATCAGGGTAGTTTAATTGCAAAACCATAGATGCTATGTCGCGCTTAACATTCGAATGATCTTTTTTTGTTACCTCAGCTATATCCCTGCTGCTCATGCTTAATACTGAATTTACCGCTTTGATAAGTTGGTTCATAAAATCACCTTAAATGAATAAACCCCGATCAGTTGGAACGGCTGCGAGGACAGCACCTGATCAGGGTTTAAAATCTTCCTCGTTCTGTTTCATGCTTTTTGCATATATCCTCTTTGGTTCCACGCATCGAGACATAAAAAGCTTAATTCACTTTGGTTAGCAATGCAAATAAATTATTTAGTGTAGTTCAACTCAAGCCCATGGTTAGCCCAAAAATTCTATTTGTTGCTATTTCGAAGTATTTTTCATCAAGCTCAAAACCTATGAAGTTTCTGCCGGTATTGACGCAAGCAACACCAGTTGTCCCGCTTCCCATTGTAAAATCTAAAACGGTATCACCTTCGTTTGTGTATGTTTTTATTAGGTATTCCATTAGGGCTACTGGTTTTTGTGTTGGGTGGTAATTAGCTTTTCTTTTATCACTTTTAAATTGTTGAATGCTTCTAGGGTACCGCTCGCAGCTATCGTATGATGGCAATGAAATGTCTTTGCCGTAGCACTCTGATGAGACAACTTTTTTCTTTGCTATTTTCCTTTTGTGTCCAGTTGTTTTTTGTGGGTTGTAAGTTGGAAGAGATTTATAAAATACCAAAATGCTTTCATGGCTTCGTAAAGGCATAAGTTTGGCGTTAAAAAATCCGGTACCTGCAGGCTTGTCATAAACCCAGTCATATCTAAACATTTCCAGATTGCTGCAAACTAGAATGCTTGTAAATGGCTGACTCGCTGTTAACACAATAGCGCCATTTGGTTTAATAATCCTCTTTAACTGCTCCCACATCGGCTCGAGTGGAATTATTGAGTCCCACTTGCAAGCGGTAGTACCGTAAGGTGGGTCTGTTAATATTAAATCAACGCTACCGCTTGGTATCGCCTTCATTAGCTCCAAGCAATCCCCTTGAGTTAAATTTATATCTAACATTTCATTTCCTATAATCTAAGTTTAATCCGTGGTTAGCCCAAAACGCCTGTATGCTGTCCCTGTAAGCTGTATGCTCTTTGGTTGTAAACGTCCTTGTAACTTCCATCGCTGAAATAACTTTTAGCTGCTGATGATCGCTGAGCGTTTCAAAACGGCATTTTTCCAATAACCAAGAAGTGACAACGCCATGGCTACCAGATAACAGGATAGGAAGGCCGTGGTCCCGCTTGCATCTTGCTTCAACGCTTTTAAGATCTTCCCCGGTGTAGTCACTAATCTGCTTTATCCAAGTGTGATAAGCGGCATTTGCAGTTAGGGACCGCTTGTCCCACTCCTGCAATGTGATCAAATACCGCTTACCTGGCCTAACAAACTGCTTTAGCTTTGAGAACAGTTCAGGCAGTGTTGTTATGTTTACTTCAAACTGATTCATTTGCCCTCGCTTCTTTGCGCTTCAGGTAATCTGCCCTAGCCTTAGTATTGCAATAATCCTTGTTTTTTTCATACCACAAGGAAAAGTCTTTTTTTGCTTTGGCCTTGTTTCTCAAGTACCACTCTTTATTTTTTTTGCTGCAGCACTCAAGACACGGATAGTTTCCTGTGGTCCTGCGTACAAAGCACCCGCATCCATCTTTTTCGCATCGTTTTGTACTGATAAATGTTTTGGCAAATGGATCGCGCTTTAGTGCCTCAATCGCCTGCTCTTTGATTGTTGTCATTGCTGCCTCTGATTCGATATTTGATCGTGTACTCCCTGCGCTGCATATTTCCAGTACCAACTGTTTTATCTTTAATGCTGCGCTCGATGTTGTTGTAAGATTTACTTTTCATCATCGCGTTTACGGTAGTGGTTATTATCGTCCGATTAAGCTTTAGCTGTGCCGTGATCTCATCGACGTTAACCCACTCGCCAGATTTATTACTGATGATTTCTAATATTTTATTTTTGATATTCATAGCTACAAATAACCATATAGTTCTTTTTTAGTGATATACGTTGTTATCCTGGCTGCAATTTTAAATGGGTTAAAAATCAGGATAAATTGAGGCTTATTATTCGTTGTTCCTGGTTGCCCATTTTCATCTAAAAAATGGATTCTCCCAGTCGTGTACTCACGATGCCGCTTATCTTCCTCTGGCATTTCGTCGGCAATAATACAGCGAATTTCACTGACTGTTTTATAGGCCTCTGCAAACCAACCAACGCTAGTGTCATTGTTAAGCAGCATAACAACGCCCAGTCCTCCTATCTGCGCCCGCTTAGCCTGTTTAACCCATGGCATTGGATTGGAATAAGGGCAGTTTAGCCACACATACTCAAGTCGATTAGACTGCAGCGCAGGGTGTTGGGACCAGTTAAATGACAAGCTGTCATCTTCTTCTGTGAAATGCAGTGCGCAAAGTGCATTTTGATGCGAACATGCCATATCAGCGATGAAATGAAATTCAGCATTTAACGTATTAAATACCTCCGGCGGCGTGCGCCATAAATCATTAGACATATTTTAATTAGCTCCTAAATTGTAGTGCTACAGCGTTTAACCATACCTTGGCCAGCTTTCTAGCGTGCAAGTCACCCGATAGCATTATCCCATCGTAAACATTGCTAACATCGTGTTTTAGTGGCTCTGGTATGTATTTCATTCGCTGCAAAACAAAAACTAAATCACTGCGGGTTTTATCTCTAGGGTCACAGCCGCGTGAGTAATAAAACAATGGGTAAGATTTTTTACCTAAGGCCATCAATTAACCTTCTACTACCAAGCAAAGCTTGGTCGCTCTGTTAAAACGAACAGATGGCGCATGTTTGCTACGTTAACGATGCGCGAATCCTCCGGGTAAACCTCAACAGCTAAGCGATCACCAAAACCAATATTGCGCTTGATTTCTTGCAACTGATCCCACGTTATACCGTCAACCCACTTAGAGCCGCTGCGCTTTGTGCTGCATATGCTTAGGCGAATAACGCCATCATTTTCTTGATATTGCTGAACAAGAAAGTCTGCACTTAGAAAAACATTGGTTAAGTTGTCAGCGTGCTTTACTGGCCACTCTGATTTGCTAACCGGTTTAAATTTTTTTAGCTGCATTGCGCTTCTTCTCCATATCCTTGTCTACTTGATCTAGTAACCGCATTAGGTAACCCTTCTTGCGTTCTCCAAACTGCTCAGTATCGGCCTTTAACTGCTTTGGCAATACCTCTGGTGCTGGTTTAGGCTTTTTTGGCATAGAGGCAAATCTAGCGGCCTTTTGCTCGAGTGTTTCTTTCATTTGCGGTAGCTATCCCAGTTAAACGGGATCCACTGCCCTCCGTTCATTTTCATTCGGTCCATTACCCGCGCACCAACAGCGGCTTCTAGATCTTCAGCGCTTAGGTTTGTGAGCATCCCGGTAGGTTTTATTTGGCAAACACGCTGGTCAACGATTTGATTTATTGCCAGCCTTTCTGCGTCTGTACCGCGCTGCAATCCAATTTCATCCAGCACAAGCAAATCGTACTTGATCATGCTTTGAATAAATTGGTCCTCTGTAGTCAGGCTGTCCTTCTGGTACGTATTGCGAAGCTTTTGCATGAGTTCGTTAACTGTAATGATCATGCATGACTTGCCTGATTTTATTAGGGCGTTACAAATTGCCGCGGCCAGGTGATTTTTCCCTGTGCCTGGCGTGCCAGAAAATATAAAACCCTTACCGTTGTTTTCCGCAAAGTTGGTTATGTAATCAAATGCGAAACGCTTAGCATCAACCTTTGCCTGAGAGTCAGTTTCAAAATTACTGACTGTGCAACTCTGGTGAAGTGGCTGTATGCCAGATCTTCCGATAGTTTTTTCCAATAGCGCCTTACGTCGCTTTTCGGCAATCTCGGCGCTAAACTCCTTGCTTTCCTGATCACGTATCGCGGCCAGTTCTTCGTAGGTATATTTGCGACTACCTTTTGAAGATTTAGCAATCGCTTCGATCCTGTCTTTTAGGCTCATGTGTTCCATCCTTTCGGTGGACTGAAGTCCGTCCCAATTGAATTAACATTTCTCGCCGCCGCTTTTTGCTGAACAGCGTCAAGATAGCTTTCTAACTTTTCCCCGCTTCGACAAATAAGCTCAATGTCGTTAAACGGTTTTTGCCTATCGTTGTTGCCCATTGACCACGGATCTTGAGAGCAGTTGTAAATTGCCAGCTTGATATCGTCCATCGTGTAACCTTGCTTCAGCCTGTCTCTGATCGCCTTAGTTCGCTTAGGTGTCATCTTTGCTGTAAGTCTGTTCTTACGCATCGAGTCGCACCAGTAATGGAAAATCTCAATAACCCTCTTGTCAGTAGTTAATGGTCTTTCCTCTTTGTCGTGATCAGTTTGATTGATCTCGCTGATCACTTGATCATTGTCTGCGTTAGCTGACAAGTCTTTTATATCTTTATCTATTGGTTCTTGGTTTATGGTTAGTGGTTCTTGGTTAGGTGGCGGTTCGTGATGCTCTGGTGTAGATTCGTTCACGCTTTCACACGATTCGTTTACGAGTTGTGCACGCTTCGTGCTCCTAAGTCTTCGTTTTTCTTCGCGCTCAATAGCGATTCTTTGATTTATCTTTGCTTTCTCAGCATATGAAGCTAAATCATCTTTAATATGATTTTGAATAAAAACACCATCAACTTCAGTGAAAAATTTACCTAGAACAAACTTGATCGAGGCAATTTCCTCATCACTAGATGCCCATGCCCACTCTATAGCCTCGCTTAACGTTGGAAATCGTTCACGGTCATAGCACGCATCAATCAAAAGCGTGTACGCTCCGTGCTGCATCATCGTTAATCTACCGGCCTTTTTATAGTAATCGCCGATATTCCGCTTGTAGTAATGCATAATACTAAGCCTTAGCGCGTTGCTTGCGCTTCATCCAAGCGTAAAAACTTAACTTCAACTTCCTTAGAGAACCCTATTTGTTTTAGCATTTGATCTGAAGGAGGTTTTTTACCGTTCATAACTGAAGAAACAAAAGCAGAAGAAACCCCCATGCTCTTTGCGAAAGCCTTTTGTTTGCCATTAAAATTTCTAGCTATATAGACCCTAAGTTCAGTTATGATTTCGTCTGAACGCAGCTCGCGTTTACCCATATAAAATACTCCGTGTGATAATTTTTATTAACTATACGCGATTAACTTTGTTCACTCAATACCTAATCACACTGATCTATTCTGCTTATAGCTTCGTCAGCGGTTGCCATTGCCGAATTTGGATGGCCCCAAGATATTTCTTTTAACGCTCTCATTGCGATGGAGTGCTGACGCTCCAACAGTTCAACTTGAGTTTTTGAGGCGTAAGCCAGTGGAGCTATCTCACTGTGATAAACAGCCTCTTTCTCGGTGGTTGGCTTAGTGCGTGAAATGATTTTGCAAAGCTCATTTAGTACGTTCATTTTGTTTTCCTGCATTGTTTAAGTTTGCGCAGTATACATTAAATTAAATCAAAAAAAGTGATTGACTTAAATTATTTCATTAGTCTAAACTTATCACATCGAAAACGAGATTAGAGGGTTTGTTGATGCGTAACAAAAAGGATTTTTTGGTAAATGCTTTGTGGGTTTTACTTGCTGCTTTGTCTTTTGCTGTTGTATCAACTATGGACGCCCAAGATCGTGAGTTGACGGAAAGCAATCGGCAGGAGCTTTGTGGCTGGAAGCTGGTTGAAGGTGGAGCAATTAGAGATTGTGGTGATAGCAATGACTGAAGAAGTTTCAATCGAGGCCAGATTGCAAGAGCCGTTTGAGCCCAACGACATTAAGTGGCGTGTTCAACAATCTGGCGTTAAAAATGGCCGGGTGTGGATGATTGTTTTGCCATACATCACAGGACGGGCAATTCAAAAGCGCCTTGATGACGTGTTTGGCGTGTTCGGATGGGAAGTTAAACAGGAGCCGATATTCGGGCCTCGCCCAAATATCAGTATCAACGCCGATGTTATTGGTCCCAAAAAACTCGAAGAGTTGTTGAGCGAGTCAAGGAAGCCGTCTGAACAAGATGGGTTCTTGTGTACTGTACGGGTATTTGATAAATCCAAAAACGTATGGGTAACACGGCAAGACGTTGCGCCGATGACTGATATTGAGCCACTTAAAGGTGGTTCTTCTGGCGCGTTAAAGCGTGCTGGGGCAATGCTAGGTATAGGTCGCTATCTTTATCAGCTAAAGTCAGGTTTTGCTAACTGTGTTCCGTGTGATAGCCAGCGAGAAGCAGTTAACAATTATGCATACGTGAGAGACAAGGCTAACCCAGGCTCTGGTTACGGTGTTGACTGGACTCCTCCTGCATTACCAGATTGGGCATTGCCTGGGCTTGATACAGATAAATTTATATCAGATATCCGCAAAGCTGCTAGCCATCTAGAACTAACTACAGCATTCGATGATGCTTACAGATGGGCATCATCATTTAGCAAGCTAGATCTCATGCAGCAATTCAAGCTTGAGCGAGATAGCAGGCTTAACGAGCTTAAGCAGGAGGCGGCTGATAACGTACAAAAAAACGAAAAAGACGTTTCAGACTGGCTAGATCAAAAAATTAAAAACATTGAGGCTGTTGGGTACGTTGGAGCTGTTACCAACGTATCAAATCAAATTCTCAATGAGTTAATGAGCAAGTGCGAAGGACAGCTTTTTGATAAAAAGCAGTTCCAGCAGCGCTTAAAAACAGCGGTAGATAGCCGCATTAAAACACTAGAAGGTAAGTAACATGACAGAGCAAACACAAAGCAACAGTTTTGAAGTAACCGAACTGGTATTTAAAAGCGAGCTAACCGCGCAAGGTTTGGCAGAGCTACGCGCTAAATACCCGGCTGATCTGGTCGTTGATATGACCGATGATGAGCAGTTCAAGGCCGCTCGTAAAACCCGTACTGAGTGCAACAAGCTGGTTGCTGCGATTGATGATCGCCGCAAAGAAGTTAACTCTATGCTGAAAGAGCACGGCGACAACTTGATTGCTCAAGTGCGTGGAGTTTACAGCGTTATCGTTGACCCATTTGAAAAAGAAGATGAGCGCCGCAAAAAAATTGCGGCAGAAGAGAAGGCCCGCCATGAAAAAATGCTTACTGAACAGCGAGAATTGATTAAAGGTTTTCGCTCATACATTGCCGACGCAAACAAATCAGAGGTAACTTCTGAAGATGTTTCTGGCATGGTTGACGCACTGAGCAATGTAGATTTTGAATGTTTCCACCAAGAAGTTGTTCACGAAGCTATGGCGGCAGTCAAAGAAGTTAGCGAGCAGTTAGGCGCTATACTGGTCCAAAAGATCGAATCTGAGCGCATTAAGAAGCAAATGGAAGAGGCTCGGCAATTGCGGGCTGAAGAAGAAGCTAAGCGTGAAGAAGAGAAGCGACTTGCTGACCTTGCTATTGCAGAGGAAAAGGCAAAGGCAGTGGTAGCAAAGCGCATTAGTAATTTGCGCATGATCCCTGTGGACTACATGAGTGAAAACTCACTTGAAATTGGCAAGAAAATAGCATCACTAGAAAAATATGTCGTGCCAGAATCTGAATTCGGCGATCGTCATGCTGAAGCGTGCGAAGCTAAATCTCAAGTAGTCGAGCAGCTTAAAAAAATGTTCCTCAGTGCCCAGCGCCTTGAAGCGTTAGAGCAGCAAGACGCAGAGCGTTTAGCGGCAACTCAGCAGCAAAACTTAGCTGTTGAGGCAAGTCAGGAGCCTGCATATCAAGAGCAGGTATATGAAGAGGTTCAGCATTATGAGCAACAGAGAGAAACAAAAACTCCTGAAGAGGTGTTGGCAAGCATGGGCCGTGCTTCCGACTTGCTGCAACAGCCAGCGCCAGCCAGCACGCTAAAATCATGCATCGATGCGTGGTACTTTAACCACGGCATCACACAGGATGCATACTCAGAACTAATGCAAATTCTGAATGAATTTGGTGTTAGTGTTAACTGATAAACAACGTGGCCGGGTAGCCGGCCTTAACTAAAGCAAGTGGAGATCAACATGTCAGATACAAGCACAAACGTACATGAGTTTGTCGGCGCCCTAGGCGCTGGCATTTTAGAGAAAAAATTGGCAATCCTGCTTAGCCAGGTTGCCGAAGGCACTGTGCTTCATGGTCGCGGCGCCAAAAAAGGCAAGTTAACTCTAGAGCTAACTTTGCAACAGGTCGGCGAAAACTCTCAAGTGATCGTCAGTCATAAACTAAGCCATTCAACGCCTACAGCCCGCGGTAAAAAGACCGAGGAAGATATTTCTGAAACTCCGATGTATGTTGGTAAGGGCGGAAAGATGACAGAAACCGCACCGCGTGAAGAGTTTAACGGCCAGTTTGCGTTAGTAAAAACAAACTAAAAACCAATCTATTTGCCAGCAGTATCGCTGGCAATAACAAAGCGAAAATAGGAAAACATAATGGAAAAATCAGCGTTAGAACTACTGCAACAAACAGCAAACATCCCATTCGTATTGGGTGAAGTGGCAAAAGCAACTTCAAAAGCGCCCATCGTCGTGGTCCCCCATGGTTATGGGACATTGGATTTAGAGGACGGCATGGAGTGCCGCATGAATTACCGCGGTGTATTCAGCACAGAAAGCGTAGTTGACTACGTTGCCTACATTAAAATTTTTGATGCTGAAGGCTCAAAGTGCTTTATTAATGCCGCAGGAATGAGCGCAAAAACTGTATTTGATCTTGGCGACGTAGAACGTCCAGGGCATCAAAAACACGCCGCTAAATTAAGCCTGGTTCGTACCGTTGCGTATGATGAAGTGCTTAATATTAATGGCAAGAAGCTAGATCAAAAAACGCTGTCAGATTGGCTAGAAGACTGGAAGGACTGTATTAACGTTGTTGGCAATACTGGTGAGCCGCTGACAGCGATGGCGGCTGCATCTGCTGTTAGAAAAATCACTATCGAAGCCAGTCGCAAGATGGACAGCGAAGTTGGAGATTTCTCGGCTAACATGACAGCTCTAGAGCGCATCGAGGCAACAAGTTCAATGGTGATGCCGTCCATGGTGTACTTTACCTGTCGTCCTTATCGAGACTTAACAGAGCGCAATTTCTGCTTGCGAGTTAGCATTCTGACTAGCGGTGAAAAGCCTGTGCTTGTTATGCGAGTGGTGCAGTTAGAAGCCATGCAAGAAGCGATGACTGAAGAATTTAAGGACAAATTAGTCACAATGCTTCTTGAAGAAGAGTGCAATACAACTACGTTAATCGGTAGTTTTAACTAAAAGCAAAAACGCCAGTTTAATTACTGGCGTTTAATGTTAAAATAAATCAATTAACATGGTTTATTGAGGTCTGTATGAGTAATAGCGAACAATTCAAAAAAGATAAAAAATCTAGCATTAACAAAATCAAGGCTGACTTAGATCGCAGTTTTGACGAGCTAAAGAGTGTTATTAGTGCCGTCGAAGTGTCTAGTGATAATCTTGATAATGCTCAGACTCTGAAAAACTTCATGAAAGAAAACAAGCATGAAGATGCAGGTTTGAAGTTAGGCCAAAGCCCAAACACGCTAAGAACGCGCATGAAGTCTAAAGCAGACTGGCGGGTTGCGCACACTGGCGGTAAACTGCGCTGCATACTGATTGACTAACAATTACAGACTAAATAAAAAACACCTTAAATGGTGTTTTTTTATGGGAAAAAATATCTTAATTACGTTTGTAATTATGGTCTATTTAGATTAAGCTGTATTCAGTTAATTGGAGTATACCTATGCAAACATTCAAACAAATTTGCGCATCATGGCACAAAGCCGGCGCATCAATCATCGGCATAACAGATCTCGAATCTGTTTATGGTCTGCGTGTCGAATCAGATCCAGCTACTGGCAGAGTGTTGGGCGCAACGCTTGATAACGAGCCAATAACGCTTACTCAGGCGCTTACGCTACGATACACGCTATCTAACGCAAGGCTTTGGATTAATACTGAAAGCGGTGTATTTGGTTACGAAAACCTTGATCCTGTGATGGCTAATTGCCTTATAGACTCAGTAAAAAATAACGTGTTAGGTGTTAATCATGGCTAAGAACGGATCTCCAGCTAAGCGCAATAAGAAAAGCTGCAAGATGAAGCGGGCCACTCAAATGGCACTTTACGGCACTAGCGACCTGCTATTTGTTTATTGTGGCGGTAAGCGCGAAACAGAGGCCGTGGACAAGAGAACGGGATCACCGGTTGCCATCGGTCCAACAATTGCCACATCGTTGAGTACGTGCCCGTTTAAGTGGCATGTTTACCTGGCTGTTCTGTGTCGCCGACAAGACGGCCAGCAGTACATTAGGAGCGAAGAGGTTAGCGTAAAGCATCCATACTTCAGGAATGCTATAGAAGAGCTTCTTAATGTGCAGCATCAAGAGCTAGTTGCTAAATGCAATCCGCTTCATATCGTCAATATTGCGTGGATAGCATCGACAACGCCTTACGAATTTGATGATGAGTATTGCGATAAGCTCTTCACGTACAAAAACGCCTGGGAGTTTATGACTCCACATCAAGAAGAAAAGCTTAAACGTGAAATGGCAATAATCCCGCGTTGCGTTAAGTGCAAGAAGTTCGTTAAGCGCAGCGTATACCAGTCAAATAACTGTCACTGTAACAAGTGCAAAGAAGGTGAAGTATGAGCATGAATGATTTATTAATCGAAGCACAAAACCAAGTAACGGCACTGACAGCGGAGCGCGACCAGTTGGCGGCTCATGTAGCGCTTTTTAATAAAATAATGCAAGAAATTTCTATTGAGCTAGATGACTCTAATGATGATCCAATACCAGATTTATTATGGGAATTGTTTGCTTTTTCTCCAAAACAAAGCCTTTCAGATATCCGCGCCAAAGCTGTAATGAACTTTGCAGAGGTTAACCGTGGCGCTTATCTAAGTGGTTTTGTAACTGCTGATCTGACAGTTTATGACGTTTATCAGTCAGCACGTAACCACGTTAAAGATAACTATGGATATGACACAAAGCCATGGGATGACGATGACGCAACGACAGCGCGTAACGCATTAAACGAGTTAAGTGCATGTGCTGGAAAGGCTGGCTTTATAGCTGGAGTTCTGCTGGTAAACCCAACAGCAAAAGACAGAGAAAGTCTTAATGATGAAGCAAATAAATACGCTGATAGCATTCGCCAAGCGGCTAAGGATGGTGAGTGATGGCCCTATCTTATAAGCAGTTTAAGTTTTTGGAACTGGCATCGAAAGGCCACAAGTTTCAAGTTGGATCAAATAAAAAAGGGTTCACTGTAGATTCAATCACAAATTACAACCCTACCCTTTATGCCACTATAACGATGAGGAGTTTACTAAAAAGAGAGCTTATAGCAGTAAATTACAATGGAATTTCACTTACTGAAAAAGGTGAAACCGAGTATGCAATTGAGAGATCTAGGCGGAAGGTGAGTAATGAGTGACGCAGAAAAGTTTAAGGAACGTGTCCATCATCAACTGAACACATTTGAAATAAAAGATGCCAAGGAAGTTAGAGTTAGTTCGGCATCGGTAAAGCGGGCAATGGTGCGACGCAGCATTGAAGAGATCCAAAAAAAATTACAGCTACAACGTGAATTGGAGGGTTATAACCTTGAGTGAAGAAATCACATTAGAACCTACGCTGGTGGCCTTGGCAGTAGAAAGAGCGTTAGAAGAAATGGCCCATGCGCAATGGTACAGAGAGGAATCTAAAAAGTGGACGCCAAAGGCAGAGATTAAGCGCCATAGAAGCTTTCTAGCAAAGGCAGGAGATCTACTGTCGAGGATTATCGGAAACTGAAAACACGGGCCTGGAGCCCGTTTTTTTATTATCAATTTATTGCTCAAGTGGTTTAATTAAGCTACAATCAAAAATGAAAATAAACAATAAGGAGCTGTTATGGTAAAAAAATACATGCTCAAGTGGCAACAGCACGCCGGGGAAGGTAATTACATTTTCGGCGAAGAGTGCTTCACGCTTGAAGAGATAATCAACGGCAAGCATCGTGATATCCCTTTTAAGGAATATATCCCTGGCGCAGTGCGTGAGTATACCGGGGTAACTGATAAGTTTGGCTTAGAAATCTATGAGGCCGACAAAATCAGATTTACACCTATCGGTGAAAAACAGGTGCTTGAGCTTAATGTTAAGTGGGCTGACGCTGGAACATGGCTGTTAGTCGGCAATGCAGGTTACTCGACTTGGCGATTTTCACCAGAAGCTGACGGTCGTGATTGTCGCTGCGAAGTTATCAAGGGGTAGAACATGGGTAAAAGGAAAATAGATGAAGTTCATTTTCAAATAGAAGGTGAATTTATCACAGAACATATGCGGTCATTAGTGCGTGAGGGAAATTGGCGCAAAGCACTGGATGATTTAAAGCACTCTTTAATCGGTATAAATAGCGATCAATGCTTTGATATTTTATCTGGTAAGTATCAACTTAAAGGAATAAATACAGTAGATTTTGTACCAGATGACAAACACTTAGATAAAGAATGGTGCAAGAAACAGTATTACACTTATTTTAGAAATTTTTTTTACCATGATGGGAAATTTTATAATCCTTACGGCTGCGTAAGGTACTTAAACAAACATGACTTAGAATTAGCCATGTTAAAGCTAGAAATTAAAGAGCTACCTATTTCAAGTGGGTTTAGTGGCGCAACTGAATCAGTCACAGATTTAAACTATGCCAGGGCAGAAACCTATAGAAAATCATCTAATGACTTTGTTTTTTACTCAAATACTTATCACAACTTTGTTATATCAAGAAAAATAGACAATCCAGATTATCCTATTTGGCTAACTAAAGAACAGGCCGCTGAGTTATCCATGCAACAGTTATCATCTAATCATTCGTTAGATGATGGCGAGTTAGATGATGTTGACGTACTGCGGGAACTGGCAGCCAATAAGCGCATAAATGACAAACTTGAGTCGGCTGGTATTGCAGCACCAGGCGCATTAGATGAATACATAGTAAACCTAAAAAAATCCAAAGATTTTAGCGAAAACATCGACACTATAAAGCAAGAGATAAGCAACCAAGCAGATAAGATCGGCGGCTGGTTAACGCTTGAAAATAGTCAATCAGGGGCTAAATATACCATCCCTAAAAATGCGTTTTATCGCTGGTGCCTATCAACCAATTCAGGTTATCGCGCAATTGAATGGCATCCTGTTTCACCTCGTGGGGTAAAAATGGGCGGGGATGATCCTAACCACACTGATTGGTGGCTTTTTACCGGGTTAAATATGGATGACGCACACAATACAGATAATTTAGAGGTTAAATTTTTCTTTGATATGCGCCACAAATACACGAATTTATTGACTGGGGCAGATCTTGCACTTTTGACAAATAAAAAAGGGCATAAAGGCTTTGAAAGCGCATTTGTTCGCCATGTGAACACACCATTAGAAATTGATCTAATCAATGACAATGATGTAGTGATCATCCCTCAAGCATCGCCAGAATTTGAGGCCGTGGCCCACCGATGTGCTAAAAAAAATTGTGTTCTGATAACCCAAACAGGCGGCAAACTTTGCCATTTAGCAACAATAGGCCGTGAATTTGGATTAGCACTTTATTTGCTTCCAGATGCAGCAAGCAAGTACCCAATGGGCAGTAATGTTTGCATAGACCTAGTTAATGGCACCATTAAAACTTTAGATTTACCAATAAAAGATTTAATGCGGTTGAAACTAACAGGCTTGTTTTATAAATAAATCAAGGGGTAGAACATGGCTAGTAAATTAGAAATGCTTGCTATACGTCACGCTGAGATATCAGCAGAGATTAAAACCAACAAAGACCAAATAGCTGTTGAGCTCGGCTATTGCAATGGAGGTTTGTTTGTAAAGCCTATCTCTGAATCAGGTGAAGATTTTAGTTTTTTGGAAAAATCTAAAAGCATTGCGAGTATAGGAGACGCAACGTGCCTCCATTATGCGTATGAAACATGCTTAGAGTTCAACAAATACAGCGAGGTATATGACGATTGCTATTCTTATGATGAGGTTTTATCGACTTACGGGTGCCGCCACTGTAACAGCGCTAGGAGACTGAAAAAGCACATCGGCGAACTAGGCCGTGAGAAAGGCCGCATTCACTCCGCTATCACTAACATAGGCAAGAGCATTGCCTACTTAAAGGATCTTGGAAATGACTGAACTTGAGAAGATTAGGGAAAGGCTGCGAATCCTTATAACTGGAACTTGCAACACAATTGGCTGCAATGCATGTCCAAACAAATGGCCTAAAGATAGTGATGGCAATTCATGTCAGAGCGATTACTTGATGATGGAAGAGTCAATGGCAGAGCAAGGAGAACAACTCCATGACTAATGAAGAAAGCTTAATCAGCACAGCATGGAATGCGCTCAAAGGAAATTTGAAGAATACCAAGTTTTTCATAGAAGAAACTGACCTTAATCCCCGTAAAGTTTTATACCTTTGCAGGACTGGAGATTATGTGGTTCATTCAAATGCGCCGCTATCATTGCTAAGCCTGAATGAATCTGGAGCAACACAGATATGCACCGTTCAGGAGTTCATTGCATATGATGAGCTGATGCGGAAGAAAAACAGAGCAGTACCAGCAGGCGCAAAAGCTGGATGCCTAGGTGAGTTTACTGTAACAGTTAGCCATGTTTGCCCTGAGTGCTGGCATAACGGATGGAAGCAGGATTGCGAGATTTGCGGCGGTAAATCCGACGAGGAAACTAACTGCTATGACGTAGAGCACGACATACCGTGGACCACTCAAAAAGACATTTGGAAGGCCATCAACGCCTACGACAAGTACGTCGAGCTAATTGCCAAGCAGCAAGAGCAAATCAAGATGCTGCGTGAAGCTATTGATAACGCTTTACGTATAAAAGATTTGTGGCAATTTGCCAATGTAGGTGAAAACTATTACGAAGAACAAGATTTGCTAAACGGAATGAAATCTTCTCTAGAGCAAGCACTATCAGCCACGGAGAGGAATGATGATCAAGGTAACAGTTAAGCCAATGGTTATCACCAAGGTAACCACAACAAACTATCAGGCTATTTGGTTTAAGCGTGACTTCTCAACAATGTCAGAAGGATGGGTAAGAGGAAGATCACGCAGCAAAAACAAAATGAATCGATGTTTTGGGTGTAATTGGCCATTTCAAATGGGAGCAACTGAGCAGGATGGAGAACCGATCCATGTAGTTCACTTTACTGGCGGCATAGGTAATGAAGTAGTTTGTGGTGACTGCCTTAAAAAGCTTTTTGGGGATAAGGCAGATCTTGAGTATTGGAATGTTCAGGAAGAGGATAGCAAGTCGTGACTGAGAAAGAGCAAGAAGCATTTGATTTAATTTTTGGAAAAAATAAGGATGGTGAAAAATGACCGGAATAGTTGAGCTATTAACCTGCGTTGGTAATGAAAACATCGAGTTTCAAAAGCTAAATAGTTGCATTACCAGCGTTAAAGAAAAGAAGAGAGACAAATGCACTGAACTGTCATTTCTTACCCAGGCCATAACGCCTACCGACATTGTGATGGGAACTGCAAAAGTCGGGCTAGTTATATGGGTAGATCAGTCTGTAATCGAAAAAGCATACGAAGAGGCATCTAAAAAATGAAACCACTTATTGAGCTACAAACAAGAATTTACAATCAGAACAAGGAGGCCGGCTGGCATGACAAGCCTCGCTCCTTCAATACCTTTGTTTGCCTATTTCACTCTGAGCTATCAGAAGGCATGGAAGGGGTTAGAAAGGACCAGTTAGACAATCACCTTCCGGCATACCCGATGATTGCAGTTGAGTTGGCAGACTTTGTTATTCGCATACTGGATTGGTTTGGACTTCAGCAAGACGAATCTATCTGCGCTGAACTGCGAGAAATAACAAAAGTTTCCTGGCGTAAAAACTGGGATGAAATGGACTGGCTAGCCGAGATCCACGGAGACGTATCGGCGGCAAAGTATTTTTACGATGTAAGCGGTGAATACGAGATGCCAGTAAACCATCTAAGCAAGGCAATATCAGAAGCCTTTGCCATGGCAAATTTCTATGGATGGGACCTAATGCAAATCATCGAGGAAAAGCTCGAGTACAACAAACACCGCGCAGATCACAAGCGCGAGAACAGAAGCAAGCCAGATGGCAAGAAGTTTTAGGAGGATTCATGAAAGCCAGAAATCAAAGCTCATCGCCAGTAAGCAGCACTATGATGTGCTGCCCGGTAAGCGGACCGGTTAAAATGCTTGAGTATGATAGATCTAGGGTTATCGCTCCAAATAACTCTATTTTTAAGCATGGTGCGAAAGGTGAGTTTGAGGCACTCGTTAATGAAATTGGTGGCATGGAGTACGGGCAGAAAAAAACAGTATCTATGGAATATCTATCATCGTTTGCATCGAGTTATTTTCATAAAGGTAAATGGCATAACCCTGCAGATATATTGCTGAGCAATATTATGGGATCTTCATTTGAATACGTTTATGATGTTAATAGCATGCATGCTGAGGTTACATTTATCAGGCTGGCAAACGGGAAAAATAAAGTTGTAAAAGTGGTTTAGATAGACTATATTTAACCCGCTTCAAAACGCTCCAAAGAAACAAATCAGGTGCAATTCCTCCACAGCTTTGCATACCAAGTGACCGCAGCCGCGGTGATTGCATTGGCAAGGTGACTCTAAATTCATGGGCTAGCTATAAATTGTCCAGCATACCTGTTTGTATTAGAAGGTATATGAGTCATCTTGACCAATGTGATTAACAAAACAAGACTGCAAAATGAGTGATGGCGACACTCATAAATAAAACGTAACGGTGTTACTTGCCACCAGCGAAATCACATTAACAAGTGACCGCACATGCGGTGATTATATTGGCAAGATGATTGAGATTTGTGTGTAACTGAGTATTTGCTGTTAATCAGAGATGCGGCAAGTATTGAAACCATTAGCATGGCGCATCTTGATCAAATGCGTATCGCTCTTAAATGTTACCAGTCATCTTGACCAATGTGATTAATGGGTTGTGAGTACATGGCCGGAAATCACATTCGCCTAAATCCAGTACACGGTTATCAACAAGAGTTACACGCCACTCTGGGCGCCGCGGGGCGAATAAATCGCGGCGCAAACTTATTCGCATGGTGATTGAAATTTGGTTGCAACTGAATTACTACTCGACAGCATAGACGGGGTAGTAATTGAAACCCTCCGCAGGGGGCATCTTGATCAAATGGCTATCGCTCGGGAATGTTGCCAATCACCAGCCGAATAAGTTTAAGGCCCATTAGCTCAGTTGGTTAGAGCAAACGACTCATAATCGTTAGGTCATCGGTTCAAGTCCGATATGGGCCACCATTTAGCGCCTATAGCTCAGTAGGATAGAGCATCCACCTTCTAAGCGGATGGTCGCAGGTTCGAGCCCTGCTAGGCGCACCAATTCAACAAAGCAACAGTAAGGGAAAGCAATGAGAATTTCGCAACAAGCAAGCAGAGCAGTTTTAGCAGCATGTGTCGCAGCAATGGCCGCTGGCGGTCGAGTATCATATGACATTCAGGGTCAGGCCCGCTTTGTTCTGGCTGATCGCTCAACCACTCGCAAGTGCAAAGGTGCTAACGCTGTAAAGGGTAAGCGTCATGCTTCGCTAAAAGCCCGCGCCAACAAGCGCAAATAGCAAGGAGCAACTACAGTGAATCAAATGCAAATATTAGCAACGCAACGCACTATGGCAAGAGAGGCCCTTGCAAAGCTTATTAGCGTTGGTGAGTTTTTTGGTTGTGAAGATAACGACGCTGACCCACAGGGTTCTCAGGAAGAATACGAACAGTGGAGCGCAAAAATAGAAGAGTTTAAAAAGTGGGTTGATGAAGAGAGCCCAATAGCCTAAGCAAAACACCAAAGCTGCCAAAGCCCTCGCCTGAGGGCTTTTTGCTATTCAGCCATACCTTATTAATCCCCTACAAACTAGATACAAAACAATCCTTTCTATATACTGATCACACTGATATACAGAGGTGATCATGACAGATAAAAAATCCCCAAAATCAACCAATAAATCGACCATAGATTGGGAGGTGATTTGCGAGGAATATCTAGCCCTCAAAGAGTCAAAGAAAGACTTAACAATCAAAGGCTTTTGCGCAATGAGAGAGGACCTTGCGTATAACACTGCAAGGGTGAAAATGCCTAAGCTATTGCCCGTGATCATCGAGAGATCACGCGAAGATCAAAGAAGGATCATGCCAGACGGCACCAAGGCGCGAAGAAACAATAATCGAAGTCACAAAGAGTATTTGCCGCGAGAAACTGACGAAACAACAGGGCACGGCATCTACAGCAAATACTTTGACCCTGATTTATTAGACGTGGCCGCTCAAGGAACATTGCACGATGACTTAACACTGTATCGGGCAAAGGCATTGCAGGCACTGAACTACATAACGGGCCTGCACGATAAGATGCAAGAAGCCATGGAAAACGGTGATTTAGAAACAGCCGGGCAATTAGAAGAGCGAGTTAAAACCAGTGACAAGGCTTTATCGTGGTGTTTGGCCCGCATTGAATCGATTGCTATGACGATAAAACGCATAGAGCTTACATCGGTATTGATAGTTAAAGAGCGCGCAAACATCGTTAAGACCAAGGCGCAGATTAAAGCTGTCGTGGCACAAACTAAAAAATTCAGCGCCGAAGGCACGTTGGCCAGGGCTAGAGTTAACGACTTAGGCAAGACTGGCGGCGCGGGAACTGCCGCAGATATCATTAAGGAAATTCAAACCATGCGGGATAAACTCCCGTCGTTCGTAAAACACAGACAAGAGGATTGATTATGGACATTCACATGATTGGGATGTTTGCTGGTGGCGTTGCGGTGGGCGCTTCTGTTGTGGCTATTGTTTTCGTGAGAAAGACAGCCAAGCTACAGCGCAAGATTAACGAATTATTAGCTGAACTGGAATTAACAAAATGAAGGCATACATAGTTTATTACACGGCAACAAGAAGCGGCTCAACCAAGACTAACTCAGCCTTTTATCGAATTGATGGCGAGATAGACAGCGCCGACAAATACGCTCACATGGTTGCCGATATTCAGCGTCATGCGGTAAGCAGTGGACACGCCAACAATGTCGACGATGTTGTGATCACTTCCTGCTCTCTGCTTAACCCAACTGCCGCAGCGGAAACTGAAGCAGAAGCACAGCAACGCGATACGGCAGATATTGAAGGCAAATTAAGCGAGTTACGCAGTGCAATCCTGACTGTTAAGAATACGATTGCCGACCCGAAGATGAAGCAGGCTGACAAGATTAAATACATCGGCGAGTTATTGCAGCCTTACTAATCGGCATAGATGAATGAGTGAGTAGTGTTATGGATAAGAAATTATTTATACAAAACACAGGTGTTGAGATTAAAAAGATAACAAACATTGAAGATCTTATTTTAATGGTTGGTGTTATAGAAAGGATAAAAAAAGGATTTCTATGCTACAGGACAGCGCATGAAGATTGCGACGAAGTACGCGGCAAAGCATGCGATGAAATATGCGAAGAACCTTTGATAATCCAAGATTGCTCTTTAGTCGAAATACCTTTGATCGAATGCATCAATGCTCAAGATCATTCTTCAGAAGATAGCCAAACAGAGTATGTTGCAGAAAAAATAGTTGTTAAAAAGGTTAGCTTAAAGTCTTTTGTTAGAAAAATGAAATCTAGAAAGAGCAGGGCATTTATCAAAAGTGATAAGTGGAAAATAATTAGAAGCATAACAATCGGAATATACGGAAGCTCTTGCATGTGTTGTGGAAAGTCTTTCGAAGATAAGCTTATGAATGTTGACCACATAAAGCCAAGATCTAAATACCCGCGCTTAATGGATGATTTTTATAACCTCCAAGTGCTTTGCGTTTTCTGCAACTTCAAAAAAGGCATTAAAGAAACAGATTACCGACCATTGTCTGTAATTGGAATTAACTGACTAGGACACACACAGAAATGACACATAACAACGCAGCAACACAGCTTTTAAATCAGCTTGGCATTCAAGGCGAAGAACAGCCGCTAAGACAGATGCCTTGTGGCTACAAGGAACCAATCAGCGACGGCAAGACGCTAACTTGTGGCAGCATATACCGCGGTAAGGTTTTCCATTGCCGAGACTGTATGCAGGCCATGTTAGAGAATGCCAGCGACATTGCCCAGGCATGTGTCGAGCTAATGGTTGATGCTGTTAATGAGCATGAGCACGCCGGCGGCGTTAGTGATGGCACTATTGTAGAAATGCAAAACCTGATTGAAGCGATGACAACTGAAGTCGTGGAGAGTTAACAGCCATGCCGCTTGATTATCTGGATGATGAACAAATACTTGCTATGAGCGCCGATGAGCAAGCCGATTACATCAAGCGGGCATTATCAGATCAGTGGTGGCGGCTAAATAACCTTTACTGGATCACCGACAAGAACGGCCAGCGCGTTAAGTTCAGGCTTAACGCCGCCCAAAGACTGCTGTTTGAGAATATGTGGTTCTTCAACATTATCCTAAAGGCCCGTCAGCTTGGCTTTAGTACTGTCGTTCAAATCTTCATTCTCGATTCAGCGCTTTTCAATGAAAACTTAAACTGCGGTATCGTGGCGCAGGACCTTCCGAAAGCGCGGGAGATCTTCCGTACAAAGATTATGTACCCCTATGATAACCTGCCTAATTGGGTGATTGAGGCAGTACCAACAGTGATGAAGAACACCACAGAGATCTTATTCTGCAATGGTTCGAAGATCACTGTTTCAACTGGCTTCCGCTCTGGCACAGTCAACATTCTCCACGTTTCAGAGTTCGCCAAGATATGCGCGACTCGCAAGGATAAGGCCCAAGAGGTGATCGACGGTACGCTAAACGCTGTTCACCCAGGTAACATTGCATTCATCGAGTCAACTGCAGAGGGCGCCGCTGGCCATTATTATGATATGTGCCTCGAGGCCCAGGAACTGCAAAGCGCCGGGCTACCTCTCACCGAGATTGATTTTAAGTTCTTCTTCTTCCCATGGTGGGATGAGCCAAGTTATGTGATGGCAGTGCCAGAAGGCGGGCTAAAGCTAAACCCTACACAGGATAAATACTTCAAGAGCCTTGAGATCTACTTGGGCAAGGCCATACCCGAAGAGAGAAAAGCCTGGTACGTCGCTAAAGAGCGCCAGCAAAAAGGGCAAATGAAACAGGAATTCCCCAGCACTCCAGAAGAAGCTTTCCTTACTTCAGGCCGAAAGGTTTTCGATAACGACGATTTGAACGCGGCTAAAGGCAAGGTGATAGCCCCGATCCTCATCTACGACATAAACACTAAGACGGGCATTCGGAAGGTGGCTAATCGCAGTGTCGACACTTCACTGCTTCAGCGCACGTACACAGAAAAGACGAGCAAGGCTGTTATGAATTACTTGCTTGTGTGGGAAATGCCTGAGCCAGATCTAGAGTATGTGATCGGTGGTGACGTATCGGAAGGGCTCGAGAAGGGGGACAGGTCGTCACTTGATATCCTCGAGAAGCATACCGGCAGGCAGGTTGCCCACTGGTATGGCAAGGTTAGCCCGAGTGAGTTTGGCGAGCTAATCGCTTATCTTGGTCGCTGGTATAACATGGCATTCGTCGGCGTAGAGCGAAACAACCACGGCCATGCAACACTGGCAAAGCTAAGGGAGATTTACCCGCTTGGGTTAATCTACCGTGAAGAGTATATGGATAGGGAGATCGCCGACGACGAAACGCAGCGCATTGGCTGGCATACTAGCGCAGTGAGCAAGGAGATATTGATCAGTGACATGGATGATTCGTTTAAGGCCAACAAATCAGGTATTCGATGGACTGGCACACTGAACGAGTTTTATACTTTCGTGAGGGATGAGCGCGGAAGGCCTAACGCTATGAACGGCGCATTTGACGATCAGGTAATGAGTTACATGATTGCCCAAGTAATGAGAGCCAAAGCGCCTGCTAAACAAAAACCTGTTAAAATCGAAAACAATTCTACTAAACATTGGATGGCAACTTAATGATCCTTACTACTAAACAGCTCGGGCAATTGATGGGCGACATTCAAGCCCAACCAGATTGGCGAACCCCGGCAAACAAAGCATGTGCGTATTACGACGGTGAACAGTTAGCGCCAGAGGTGAAGCAGGCATTAAAAGCAGCAAACCAACCTGAGCTTGTTTATAACCTGATCAAGCCGACCATTAACGGCGTTCTAGGTCTTGAGGCCAGGACTAGAACAGACATGATGATCACCGCCGACAGTCAGGATGATGAGCTAGAAGAATTGCTCGAGGGTGTTAACGAAACATTCAAGGACACTCGCCGCCTGTGTGATGCCGACATTGCCGAGTCAGATGCCTATGCAGCACTTATTAAAGCTGGCCTTGGATGGGTTGAGATCTACAGAAACCCGTACCCAATGCAAAACCCATACAAGATCCAGTATGTTCACCGGGACGAGGTTTTCTATGACTTCAACTCGAAACAGCGAGACCTAAGCGATTGCCGTTGGATATTGCGCCGCAAGTGGTTAGATGTTGACGAAGCAAAAGCACTGGTCCCAGATAAGAAAGATTTAATCGATCGCAGCATATACAACGATTGGGCCGCCCACATTGGCGACGCCAACGTAGAAACGATTGAGGGAATCGACTCAGAGTATAAAGCAGCATGGGCCGACTATGAGAACTTTGGCAGAAAGCAAAGCGAGTGGCTACAGACAGACCGCAAGCGGATATTGATGCAGACTGTTTACTATGCCGTTATTGAAATGAAAGACTTGATGATCTTCGAAACAGGAAGGATCGAAGAGTACGACCATAACAATAAAATGCATAACATGCTGGTGGCCGCTAATCGCGTCGAGCTAACTCGGGCGCCAGTGCGTTACATTCGTGAAGCGTGGTTCATTGGTAGCGTTAAGTGCCGCGATAAACTTTGTGATGCGCCTCAAGGCCAGTTCCCGCTTGTGCCGTTTTGGGGATACCGCAAAGATTCGAATAACATGCCCTATGGCATGATCTCCGACATGATAACGCCGCAGGATGCGGTTAACTTCCGTTACATCAAGCTTACAGCTCAGCTCAACTACAAAAGCATCGTAATGGATTCAGACGCTACCAACATGACGCGCGAACAAGTGCAGCAGGAGGTCCACAAGTCAAACGGTATCGTTGAGCTAAACCCTGATCGCCGAAATAAGAACACCATCGCGGAAGTTTTCCAGGTCAACACCGATACGGGTATCGCCGGGCAGCAATTCCAGCTAGCTAAAGACTCGCAGGAAATGATCCAGCAGTGCGGCGGAGTCTATAACGCAATGCTGGGGCAGGGCCAAGCTGGTCAGTCTGGCGTGGCTATTAACAACCTGATTGAGCAGGGCAGCACAACGCTATCTGAGATCAACGACAATTACCGATTTGGGCGCCTACAGTTAAACCGCTTGTTAATGCTGTATATGTTCGAGGACCTGAAGAAGCGTAAAAACGTAAAGGTCACTATTAAGAAGGACGACCCAACTAAGCGTAAATTGATCGTGCTGAATGAAACTAATGCCGCCGGTAAGCTGAACAACGACGTTACCAAGATTCGGGCCCAAGTAGCACTGGCACCAATCCAGCAAACTCCAACGTATAAAGCGCAAATGGCACAACAGTTAACGCTAATTGCTGGAAGCTTGCCGCCTGAAGTGCAGATGGCGACCATCGATATGGTTCTGCAGTTGATGGATATCCCGAATAAGCATGAGTTCTTAGGCCGCGTCCGCTCTGCTATGGGCATCAAGAAAGACTTTGACAAGATGACACCGGAAGAACAACAGCAAACGCAGCAAGAGGCACAGGCACAAGCTGAACAGCAACAGTTAATGATGCGTAAGCTGGTAGCCGAGGTTATGAAAGAAGAGGCAGACGCCCAAGCCAAGCAAGCCGGAGCACAGGCTAAGGCCCGTGAAATTCAATCTGCCGATGCCAAGGACGCTAAGCTACAAGCAGAAACCGCCAAGATTGTCACAGAGGTGCAAAACATGGATGAGCAAGTGCTCTTGCGCAACGTCAGCACTATTGAGCGCATGAGTCAGGCGTTTGATCAGATAGCTATTTAGTGTGTAATGCTATTAGGCTATTATTGTTAAGCCGTATAAACAACATTAAACAACAGAGAGACATAAAATGACTAGCGATCAAGAAATGCAAAAAGACTTTGAGGCCAGCGGCTCAATCTATCCTAAGGTTGAGGCGTCCGATATTGAAGCGATGATGCAGCGGGTTAACTATGACGTTCACATTGTACCAGGTACAACGACAACCGTTATCACTGGCTATATTCCAATTGGCGCAACCAACTTTACGTTATGCACTGAGATTATGGCATGTGTTGATCCTCGCAACTTTAACGCCGAGAAGGGCGCTAAGTATGGCATCGAGAAAGCAGCTGGAGCAGCAAAAAACAAACTTTGGGAATTAGAAGGCTACCGCTTGGCTTGTGAGATTGCCAAGGCCAACGCCATTACTACGCCATTAGAGAGAGTGATTGCTGAAGCCAATGCTCTAGACTGTAATATCAGTAAGCTTGATGATTTTATTCATAAGAGCCCAATTTATAGCGGGCTAGATAATGAGCAAAAAGAGCTAATGAAACAACAGCTTGCTTTAATGATTCAGTTTTATGGCGTGTTAGTAAGACGTGCCGAGTTAATGCAGGAATTAGTTAAAGGTGCTGAGATATGCCGCTAATAGCTAAGTTCGTCGGTGGAAAGGCCAGAGTGGTAGAAAAGAACAGCGGTGAAATAGCCAGGCACAAAGACGGATCTCCCGTTGACGGTGGCGGGTTTGATTCACTGAACAAGGCAAAAAAGCAGGCTACTGCTATCAACCTATCAAGCATTAAGAGTGGTAAATAATGGAAAGAACACCAGTAAAATCTAGCAATATCAAATCAATTGGTCACGATCCTGAAACTAATAAGTTGCACGTTGAATTTAACAGCGGCAAAGTATTCGAGTATGATGGAGTTACTGCCGAAGATCACAGCTCGCTTATGGCGTGTGAATCGATTGGTAAAGGGTTCCAAAATATTAAAGGCCGTTGCGCCTGCAAGTGCATAAACTAGCAGTATCAACAGCAAAGAGGCCTAGGCTTCTTTTCTGTGTGTATTGCACAATTCGCAGCCATAGCGATAAATGGTACTAGGAGAAAACTTTAAATGGCTAAAACTGACCAAGAGTTACAGCAAGCGATCCTAAACGGTGACATGGTATCTATCGAATCATTCATTGATGAGTTCGAGGATGAGGACGACGATTTAGGTGATGGTGAAGAAGACGTATCAGACTTAGATAGCGATGATGAAATCGATGGTGAAGTCAGTGACGACTTAGAAAGCGGCAAAAAAGCCGAAACCAGCGATGAAGACAAAGCCGATAAAGGTACTGAACAGGCCCCGTCAGCCTACCAACTAGCTGAAACTGAAGCTGATGGCGTTAAGCCTAAGCTTTTGTCAAAGGATGGTAAGCATGAGATCCCTTATGAGGTCCTTGAAACCACTCGTAAACGTACCGTTGAACTACAAGAGCAACTAGCAGAAGAGCGAAGACTCCGACAGGAAGCCCAAGCCAAGCTAGATAAGAACACTCGACAAGCTGAGTTGTTATCAAAACAGCTTCAAGAGGCCGGCATTGATCCTAGTCAATTGCCGGAAGATATGCAGTTAACGCCTGAAATGCTGGAGTCTATCGCTAACGACTACGGCGATCTTGGCAAAGCGATTGCCTATCTTGCATCTAAACAAAACGCTATTAACACGCCGGCAAAGGATAAGCCAGCAAGCGAGCCAGTAGCTCAACAGCCTAACCAAGAGTTCAAAGCGTATTACGACAGTAATCCAAAGCTTCAAGAAATCATGGCTAAGGAAGGTTCAGACGAGTTTGACACGCTTGATATGTTTTACAACAAAGTTAAAGTCTCTCCTGAGTTTAAGGATAAACCACTAGCAGCCCAGCTTGACGAAGCGATGGCCCGCACGATGCGGGTATTTGGTAAGGAGACCACAACAGCCAGTGACGCTAACGCTAATGCAGAAGCCGAAGCAAAGGCAAAGTTGATCGCTGAGGAAAAGCTCAACGCTGTTAGATTAAGTTCCACGCCAGCTAGCCCGAGCGAAGTTGGCATTGCAGAAACAAGCAAGCCCAAAGCTATTGACCGGGCAAGATCTGCAAGCGGGCAAGACCTACTTAATATTATGGCCGAGCTATCTCCTCAGGAGTTAGAGGCCCTTCTTGACGAATCAATGGATTAAAAACTATGGCTATGAAACCAGGTAATGAAAAGGTATTTAGCGCCGCTCTCTTTATGGAGACGTGCCGTAAACACTCCTTTAAAAACATGCTGACTGGTGCCGCTCCTACCGCGGCAAAGTCTAACTCAAACCAAACAGAACGCGGCGCGCCTGTTGTTCGTGTTACCGATTTAAACAGTAAGGCCGGCGATACAGTATCAATGGACGTGTTCCATGAGCTGAGCGAAGGTGTTTTCATCGGTGATGAAAAAATCGAAGGCCGCGGCGAAGATCTCAACAAGACAGAGTTCGAAGCTGTCATTAACCAAGTGCGCAAGCCGGTTAACATTGGCGGCCGCATGTCGCAAAAGCGTACCAGCAAAAACCTAGCGGCAGTTGCTAAGGTACTTCTTGGTAACTACTACCGCGATCTGATGGACGAAAAGATGATTTACCATCTGGCAGGCGACCGCGGCTACCTGGTAGATGCAAAAACCAAGATCCCGCTAGCTAGCAACTCTCGCTTTGCTGAGATCATGATTAACCCGGTAACGGCTCCAACCTATGATCGTCACTTCTACGCTGGCGATGCCACTAGCTTTGAAAACTTGGACTCTGCCGACTTAATGACTATCGAAGCCATTAAGAACATTCGCCTGTATTTGGATGAGTCTAGCAACCCATTACAACCAGTAATGTACGGTGCAGATGAAATGGCAGGTGAAAGCCCATTCCATGTAATGTATATCACTCCTCGCCAGTGGAAAGATATGCAGGACAGCGCGACTACAAAGGACTACAACCAAATGGTTGCGCAGGCCGTAGCGCGTAGCAATGGCTTTAATCACCCGCTGTTCAAAGGCGACGTGATCATGGTAGACAACATTCTTGTTCGTAAGTACAACCGCCCAGTTAGATTCATGACTGGCAACACAGCGAACATTTCTACCAACTCAAAAAATGCTGCTACCGCCGTCAAAGTCGCTGGCACAAACATTGAGCGTGCTATTGTACTAGGTGCGCAGGCTCTGGCTGACTGCTATGGCACATCCGGCAACACCACTCCGTTTAAATACTGGGAAGGTGAAGTTGACCATGGTAATGGCAAAGAAGCCTCGATCTCTTGGTACGAAGGTATGAAGAAGATCCGCTTTGCTTGCTCAGATGGTTATGTCCGTGACAACGGCGTTATCGTTGTGGACTCTGCGGTTAAGGGTCTGTAATCATTAACTAGGCTAAGGGGTCTTTGGGCCCCTTAATACTAAAATTTTACGGGATTTAAATATGGCTACTATTCAAGGCCAATCGGCCAACCAAGGTTTTTACGGCGGTACTCATGGCAACATGTCTACTGCAATTGGCAAGTTCACTGGCACAGCAGCAATCAACGACGTGATCGTCCTAGGTAATCTGCCTCAGGGTTTGATTATTAAGCGTGTATCTGCCGGTACAGCTGTTGCCAACGCATCAACAACTATCGATATCAACGCAGTCAAAGAAGATGGCTCATCAGTCGTTCTTGCTACCGCTCTCGATGTTAACAACAAAGTCAGCTCTAAAGACCTCATGCCAGTTGAAACCGGCTTTAGCTCGGTTGAGATTCAGGCTGTTGTCAAAGGCGGCACCATTGCGGCAGGTTCAAACCTGACGATTTACGTTGAATACTTGGCAGTTGGCACTAAGTAACAAGCCATCTAAGTAACCACCACACAATGCCCGGCTATTGTCGGGCATTTCATAGAGAATGATCGCCATGGAAAAGAATCTACTAGCTAACTCAACAGCAACAACTCAAATCATGTATATCGGACCTAAGGCTATCAAAGAAGATACCGTCTCAGGCTATTACCCTAAAATCAAATTCAAGCGCAATCAACCCACAGAAGTGCCATTGATCGTTGCATCTTCTCTGCTATCGTTTGACTGCTTTGTGCAGGTCGATGAAGACTCTATTGAACAGGTCAAGCGATCTCAAGAAGCAGAAGCAGAAGCGCTCAAAAAAGAGCAGGAGCAAGCTGAACTTCTTAAACAGCAAGAGCTTGATGCCGCCGACACTGTTGTCGTTGTAGATGACGCTGATATCGATCTTGGCAAGCTAACCTTTGGTGCGCTTGATGCGTTTATCGAAGCTAACGAGCTCAATATTCGCCGTGAAGATGGCGAGCCAAAAGAGTTATTTTGCTTGCGCGTGCGTGATGCTTACCGCGCAAAATCAACAAAAGAATAACCAGGACAGAATAGATGGACATTAAAGACTTTTTGCCAGAGCTTAGAAAGATGATTCAAGGCCCATTGCAAACGGCGATGGTAGATGAGCTGCTAACATCGGCAATCAACTTCTGTAAAGAGGCCAAGATCATTAGGCAAACGGCAAACGTTCAAAGCAAGGAAGCAGGCGAAGAGATGGCGATTGTTAGCGCAGATCCGGCCCTTGTACCTTGGGGGGTGGTGTCCGTCTATTCTGATGGCAACAAGCTTAACCGAGGTACTGACTACCTGCAGGACAGCAGAGCCAAGATCACATTTATCAAGAAATTTGATAATTTAACCGTGAATTTCTGGTGTTATCCTACTGACAAGGCGCAGTTACCAGACGAGCTATCTGGCTATGCAACATCAATATGCTCAGGCGCGGCCAGTAAGTTGTTTTTGCAGCCTAGGCGCCAATGGTTTAGCGCAGAGCTTTCAAATTTTCATAAGCGTGAGTTCGTTGAAGGGTATCGAAAAGCTTGGCGAGAGGTCGAGTCTGATGAGTTCGGCGAATTTCAAAACCCAAATGTAACCGTATCATTCTGGATATAAAATCATGGCTAAAGATACCATTAAAGTAATTGTTGATAAGGTAAACGATCAGTTGGTTGATGATGGATTTGTCCGATGGCCTAAAGAAAAGCTGATCGCACTATTCAACGATGCTCAGCGAGCGGTGATAATTATCAGGCCTGATGCCAATGTTATAGAGCACGACTTTATTTGCGTTCAAGGCACAAAGCAATCTCTTCCTGATGACGGAATTAGGCTTGTTGATGTAAGAAACAATGCTGCCGGCTACGCCATTAAATACCGTGATAGAGCTGAAATAACTGAACTTTACCCGGAATGGTACGGGACCAAAGATGAAGCAAATCCAGAAGCATTTATTTATGACGAACGCCAGCCTAAACGCTTTTTTATTTTCCCAGGTGCGCCTGCTGGACTGGTTATAGAAATAGCCTATTCTGCAACCCCTCCACAGCGATTAGCTAGTGAGTACGATGCTGGAGTGGCAGATCTCGATAACGTTTACTCTAACGCGATCATCGAGTACATGCTTTACATGGCCCACTCTAAAGACTTCGAGTATAGCGAGCAAGCCAAGGCTCAAACGCACTTCCAAATGTTTAACGCGATCCTTGGCATGAAGTCAGAAGCTGATATCGGCATGACACCAACTAACAAAAATTAAGGATAGAAAATGTCTTATAGCTGGTTTAGAAGCGGGACCTGTACAGTCGCTAACGGCTCTGATGTAGTACGGTTTCAAAACGCGCAACTTACAACGTCACCGACTAAACCAGTTGAGGGCGACGCCTTCACTATTGACGGGACCAAGTTCTATGAAACGATTTTCATAGGATCTGACTCTGCTGGCGAATATATCAAGCTGCAACAGCCATACAGCGGCGCCTCAGCTTCAAATGCTAAATATGCTATAGCCCGCTTTGCTTCAGGAACTCAAAACGCAAAGCTTGTTGCTATGGCCACAGCAGCTATTAATCAAAAGCAAATAAGCCTGGATGATATGGAAGAGTGGTTCACGTCAACGAGTGACACTGTTGATTTTTCCAATCCAGATGGGTCCATATCTACAATAACCACCTATCACAAGCTAACAAAGGAAATATCAGCTGTTGGAGGTAACTCGGCTGAAATATCAACAGTAGCAGCAAACATAGCCAGCATTACAAATGTTAGCGGCAATATGACTGCGGTTATTGACGCAAAACCTCAAGCAGATAGATCAAAGTTAGAAGCGGATAGAGCAGAAGAAGCAGCGGATAGAGCGGAAGCTGCAGAAAACACAGTTATTGCACAAGGTAACACTCAAGTTTCTAGGGTTTTATCAGAAGGCAATACTCAAGTAGGTTTGGTTGTTAGCTCTGGTGATCAACAAGTATCAAGAGTTATTTCTGAAGGTGGATCCCAAGTAGCACTAGCAACGGCTCAGGCCGACAGGGCCAAAGATGAGGCAGACAAGGCGAGTATATCTGCATCATCTATTTATGGTATGTCACAGGCACAATTTGAAGCTATCAGAGAGCAGAATAAAGAGAAGTATGCTGCAAGTGGTTTTGTTCACTTTGGTAAGCATGCAAAAGCACCACCAACTGCTACACCTATTAATGAGGGTTTGTGGAGTTATATAGATGTTAGCACTACTAACAAACTCTTTATTGGACGAGTATCAACAAGCGTTAAGGATGGTAAGTCAAAAAATGATTCGGCATCAATTAATATCGCAGGAGTAATTTTTGACTTGTCAGCAACTCCTAATGGAGAATGGGACATTAAATTCCCTCAAGCACCGGACGGGAAAACTACATACAACAAATCAACTGGCGTTATCACTACTCACACCACTGTTACCGCAGCCTTTAATGCACAAGCGGCTGACCCAACCAATGTAGAAGTAGTAACTGACCGTGTTGATATGTGGGGATTTGAGGCTTGGTTAGAAGAAGTAAATACAACCAATCCTTACGTCTACCCTAATGGTTTGATTCAATCTCAAGCTACAACTATGGATGGTATTGCCACTTCATCAAGTGCTAGACCAGTTACTTATTATGCTGCTTTTCTAGGGGATACTGGTTCAAAAGGTAAAGGGGTAAACTTCTTTACACTGACAGATGCACAAAAGAAAAAGGTATTAGGTAAGGCTAAGAACAATCTTTACTACTTAGATGATGGTCGGTTAGTTCAGTGGAGGCTGAGACAGAGGACTATTGCTGGAGCTGGTAATAGGGATTGGGAAGTGTTGCAGACGGCTATACCAAATGCGATTCTTTATAGTGGCGCTAACGGATATTTGCGATTGCAAGGCAAATTGGATTCTATCGCAGCACAGTTTGGTAATGATGATGGTACTATTGCCTACTCGCAAGGGTCTTCAAACAATCCAGATTATGCTAGAGGCGGTTTGGGGTTAAATGGGGCTAGAAGCCCACTTTTGTCTGACGGGGCAGAGTGCTACTTCCTAGTCTGTGGCACGGTTAACCGATTAAACCAAGGGGCTTATCATCCTAGTTTTAACCCTAGGGGTGCAAGTCAATTCACCGACTATAGTGGTATGAATGCTGTTTTATGGCACGCTGGCAACCAACCCTTAGTTAGTCAGATTTTGCAATGTTTTAACTACGGCTACGGTTATCCTGTGTCTGGTGGAAACGTAACAACCCCAACAATTTTTGTGGCCACTGGTAACATTGGGGGTTACCCGGGTAGGCCAGACAACCGTTGCTACGATGCCATCTATGCGGATGGTCAAGGTGGAGTTTGTCGTGATATGCGTTATTCTGCTAATGGGGTTGATTCAGTAGACTTTGCAGAAGCAGACCAAAGAGTTAAGAACGGTACGTATAGAGGGTTTGAGAAGTTGGTTTTTACTCGCGCATACCCACCAAGAACAATACAAACCATACCAAATGCTGACGTTGCAGTTACAGGAAATAGGCTAAGAACTGGGCTTTCTCATTCATGCTCGGTTGGTGACTTTATTTATATACATGGCAAAAAGTATGTTGTGCAAAATGCTGTAGACCAGCAAGATTTGCGTCTTGATAGGGATATAGAGCTTGATGGTATGACAGTGGTTGGAGAGGCGAATGGCTGGTATGGGTTTTCATGCCCCATAAAGCTTGTGATATCAGAATCCATAACATCCTCAGTGGGCGGTTCATTCCTGCAAACAGATGTTATTGGTAATCCTGCTAATATCCTAGCTACTCCAGCATTAGCCAATGGTTGGCAAGGCAGTTGGGGAGGATTGCCTTATGGTGGTGGTGTACCCAAGGTTGGTACTAGGAAGATGATTGCTAGCGGGGAACTTACTTATAGTATTAATAATGGCGCCACATGGGGTACAGGACAGTTACCTCAACCCAATGCAGGGAATGAGGTTACATCAACATACAGCGATTATGATATACGTATCTGCCAATACCAAGCCTTCTCTAAGCAGACTGAGAATGCAGTGAATGCACCTGTTTATGGTGGTGATGTAGGTACTGGCAAGCTTTCTGCCACATCTTGGAATGCTGTTGGTAATGGAATGGTTCTACTTGCTGAGTCATGCGCTGGTGTCATTCTTAAAAGCAATAACGGCTATCCCGATATTGATATGGGGATAGCCGTCACCAAAAGCCATATAATCGTTGGCTGTACCCTTGGGCATGACCCAAACCAAAGACCCGAACATCACCCAATTTACATGCAAGCTCCTTTAAACAATTCGCCAGCATTTAAAGCTCTTAACTACAACGTAAATCTAAATCAGCAAGCATTTATCCAGTATGCCTACACCGAGCTTAAACACAACGGTACAAACTGGGGAGATGATGGCAAGGTGACTATTGTTGATAACCAATCAACTAAGACAGACTTAAATGGCAATACCGTTTTAGTGGGTACGGCCAAACTCAAAGAGCCAATCGGTTGGATTAAGAACAAGGTGTAAAGGGGTTCGCTATGCCAGATTTAACGATGTTTTACGAACTCGATAAGTCGGGTTCGCCGGTGCTCGATGAGCACAAACAGCCAGTAATTCTCCATCGGCCAGAGTCAAAATCTCTGGACGATGTGCTTTTGGTCACTCGCTTACATGCCTATAATCCAGCAATGCACCATGTAATCGATAAGTTTATCGGGCTGTACGCTGTCACGCTGCAATGGGATTGGTTAGAGCAGTATCAATACTGGCTAGAGCGTAAAGCTCAAGCCGAGGTGTTGCCAGAGATTGATCTCGATAGCGAGATTGAGCCGCGACTGTTTGAGCCGTTCGCCGAGCCTGCGCCACTGCGCCCCGAGTTGTTGCCGGTGGCGCAGTATCGCGAAGTGTTGCTAATCGATGGCGTGAGTATCGATGAGTATCTATTCCGTGTGGTGCGGGCCAATGCTGTTAACTCGATAACGGTTGAGGTTGACGACTTAGTGTTTGATGGCGATGAAGATAGCCAGCGGAGAATGCTGGCGGCAATCCATGCGTCAGAGGATGCCGGAATTACTTCCACAATTTGGCGGTTAGCGGACAATACAGAGCACGTTGTTACGTTAGAACAGTTAAAGTCGGCACACGCAAAGGCTATAATTGCCCAAGGCAAACTATGGACTAAGGGCTAAATATGCCAGTTATCAGGCTAGACACATTCAAAGGCGAGATCCCAAGCTATTCAGCAAACCTACTTCCCAATGATGCATCGGCCTACGCGCTAGATTGCCATTTCGATGACGGCACGCTAAACCCTATCATGGTTAACCTAGACACTGGCGAAAGTGTTAACTCAGGCACCAAATCAATGTACCGTTATGAGGATCAATACTGGTTTTCGTGGACAGTAGACGTTGACGCAATAAAAAGCCCAGTGGCAAGGGATCCATGGCGCAGGGTGTATTGGACTGATGGGGTGTATCCAAAAGTCACATACAACACTATCTTTAATGGTGCAGGAACTTTGCCATCTAATAGCTATCAGTTAGGAGTACCTGCCCCAACAACATCACCGACAATCACCTCGTTCACTAAGCCAGTTGATATTGAAAGCGCTGTAACTGTTTTCTATGTGACAACGTATGTCACTGAAGCAGGAGAAGAGGGGGCGCCAAGCCCTGTATCTGCTAGGGTGGAGTGCGCCCCTATCGGTGTCGAGGTTGACTCGAGTTCAGTTAGAAACTTAACACTAAGCTTTGAGAATGGGGCCTTAAAAATAGTCGATGCTGAAGGAACGGCCGTAACTGATTTTACCTATTCAAATGGAACAATATCTTGGAGCGAAAAGGCGCCAGCAAGTGGAAAGGATATGTCCGTAACCGCTTCTCAGGTTGATGTGTTTGGCGCTATGACGCCAACTGTGAAGTACACAGCGAAGGTTGTTGCCACAGCAGGCACGCCAATACCAAACAACCCAGTAGCAGGCGCGCCAACGGTTAACATAATTAGCGACGCAAATAACGACGGCTACTTAGTGCCATCAGAGATCCAAAATGGCACAGTTCAAATTTCTATCTTATTCAACGATGCAAACCTTAATGCTGGTGGCTATGCATCAATAAAGATAGTCAACGGCGGAGGTTCTGACGTAGCAAGCGAGGAAACCGGACAGGTAACCTTGTCTATACAGACTCCAGGCGTTAACAGAAGCAATATTCAAAGGATCCACCTGTACCGCACAACTGCATCGGGTGACTTTTTATTAGTGGCAAACCTTCCAATTAGCCAGTCTACGTATGTCGATAAGTTGTCAGACGGCAAGTTAGGCGGGATATTATCCACTGAAACTTATGCCATGCCGCCAGAAGGGATGAAAGGTCTTTGCTCAATGCCCAACGGCATCTGTGCTGGCTTTGTTCAGAACGAGGTTTTATTTTCAGAGGTTTATTTGCCTTACGCCTGGCCTGAAGAATATCGCTTCTCTATCGATTACGACATAGTCGCAATTGAGCCAATAGGATCTAGCTTGGTTGTTGGCACTACTGGCGATCCTTATCTCTATACCGGTATTAGCCCAGGCAACATTGCGGGCCAGAAACTTGAGATTGCTCAGGCGTGTGTATCAAAAGCGTCGATGCTAAATATTGGTTACGCGGTCATATACGCTTGCCCTGATGGATTGGTTGCCGTGGCGCCAGACGGAATTAGGCTGGCAACTGAAGAGATTATCAAGCCAATGCAATGGCGCAACATGTTAGATCCTTCAACTATCAAAGCGTACAGGCACGAGGCTAAATATATTGGCGTTCATAGCACTGGCGCGTTTGTGTTCGATATCGTTAACGGTGATTTTAGGCATCTTAACGACAGTTGGAATGCCGGGTTTACAGATCCAAAGGATGACACGCTATACATCGTCGACAAAACAAATGGAAGTGTTAAGAGATTCAGGGGCGGAAATACACCAAAGACGCTCACTTGGAAGTCAAAAGAGTTCGACGCTATAGCTAAGTCGTTTTCATGCTGCCGCATTGTTAGCGATGACATTACCAAGGTTGAGTTTAATTTGTTTGTTGATGGCGTGCTGGCTTTTACAAAACCTAAGGGACAAGTTAAGCAAACATTCACACTGCCGTTTGTTATGGGTGACAAGTGGCAGTTTGAATTGAAATCAGATTCACGAATAGAGAGCGTTAAGATTGCAACTTCAAAGCAGGAGCTTAAACCTTAATGGCCCTACCATCTAAACGTTTAACCCGCTCGCCAAGCGGGGCAATGGATCCGCAAACGCAGGCATTGATTGAAAACTTGGAAATCCTTAACGGCGCTCGCGGAAAAGGAATGGATCGCGCCGTTCTTGTTCGTGACCTAGTTGATCTCGATTTGGCAAATATCAGAGTTGGCGCAGGCGGTGTAATCATCCCAACAAAGCCAGGCACAGGCGGCGGGCTTGGTGATGGAGATATTCAGGTTGATCCGCCTGAGGTGCCAAAAGGCGTAAAGGCTAGCGGCGGCTTCTCAACTATTCTTGTTGAGTGGGACAAACCAACATACTCTGGCCACGCATACACTGAGATATTGAGGTCATCCACTGACGACTTCAGCACGGCGGTTAGGTTGTCGACGACAGCGGCTAACCTTATTAGCGATCAAGTTGGTTACGGAAAGACTTTCTTTTATTGGGTTCGATTTGTAAACCTTCTCGATGTTAAGGGTCCTGTTCAATCAACTAACGGCGTTAGAGGGCAGACTCAAGAGGACATAGGCGACATTCTTGACAAGCTCAAAGGCCAGATAGATGAATCGTTTCTCACTCCAGAGTTTAATAGCAAGCTTACCGCCATAGGGGACCTAACCAAGCTAAATGAACAGGGCCTTGCAGAGCTTGAAGGTAAGGTTATCGACTCAAACGAAAGGGTTGACATACTCAGCGCAGAAGCAGAGATCTTGGCTGAGGCTGCACTTGAGGCTGCGACTGGTGTCGATAACGAAGGGATCAAGCGACGCAAGGTTACGGCAGAGATAAAGCTAACCCAAAAGACCATTGTTTCAGACCTTGGCGCTCAAGCAACTCAAATTTTAGAGATAACTGCGAGAGTAGATAATAACTTTGCCGCAATAAACGAAACCAAAAACGCAGTTATTAAACTTGATAGCGATACCAAACAGGCTGTTGAGTCAATAACGCAAAGGCTTGATTCTCAAAAATCAGAGATCGACCAGAACAAGTCTAGCATTACAAGCCAGTCTGAAACCCTCGTCCTCATCAATAACAAAGTAGAGCAAAATTCTGGGTCTATAGGTGGGTTGAGCACTTCAATAACCTCAATAACAAACAGGTTAGATTCTCAGGAGTCTCAAATTGGCGCTAACACGGCAAATATAACCAGCCAAGGACAAACAATTGTTACCGTCAGCGGCGTTGCCAACTCTGCAAACGCAACCGCAAACCAAGCAAAGGATGATGCTGCAGTAGCAGCCTCAAAAGCTGCTGAGGCTGCAGGCATAGCCAACGGAAAAGGTAAAGTCATCATCCAATCATCGGAGCCAGCAACGGCTGATAGATTGGAACAAAACTTATGGATCGACACTACAGGAAATCAAAATACTCCAAAAAGATGGAATGGCAGTAGTTGGGTTGTAGTTACAGATAAGGTGGCAACTGACGCGGCAGCGGCAGCGGTAGCGGCAAAGAATGCGGCTGATGCTGCAGCGGCTGCAGCATTGGCAAACGCTCAAAAAATAGAAGTGGTCTCTGAAACACTTTCACAGCTTCAGTCAAAGGTTGGTGAAAACACCGCCAACATTACAACTAACAGCCAAACTATTGTTACAGTTGATGGAAAGGCCAATTCCGCGCAATCATCGGCTGACGCTGCTAACGCGGCAGCGTCGGCCGCACAATCAACGGCAAATTCTAACGGCCAATCGATAACAGTTCTGTCTCAGCAAATGACCACGCTGACAAGTGAGCTTAACGGTACTAAGTCACAGGTCACGCAGAACAGCCAGACGATAGCGACAATCGACGCAAACGGCGGTACAGCATATCAAGCACAATGGGGTGTTAAAGCTAGCATTGGCGATATAGTTGCAGGCATTGGCTTAACGGTTAAGAAGGAAACAGGCAAGCCTGATATTACTCAGTGTACAGTTATTGCTGGCCAGTTCTCTGTCGGCGTAGCGTCTACAGCTGGGGCCGCTACAGTTTATCCGTTTATTGTTGCCAATCATCCTACAACCGGTCAGCCCGGAGTATTCATCGATACTGCTTACATTAAGGCAGCAAAGATACAAGATCTAGTTGCTGGAGAGGTTATAGCTGACAACATCAAAGCGGCTGCAACGCTGACAGCTCCGTACATTAAAGGCGGGCGCATTGAGATAGGAAGTAGATTTGCTGTAGATGAAAACGGCAATTTAACGGCAACAAATGGCAATTACTCTGGAGTGGTTAATGCAACAGGAGGAACATTTAATAACGTTACAATTAATGAAAACTGCGATGTTAAAGGAACTTTGTATGCAAAAAACATCATAGGAAACATTACCAGCATAAACAGAGTAAACGCCCCGGAAGGGGGAAGATTTTATTTTGAAAAAATAACATCTTCAAACCCAAGATTCCCTTATAAAAAGCTGGTAACACTTAACATAGACCCTTCAAAAATGGATAGGTTTATAGACATAACAAACTTTGAAATAGGGATGGGAAACACCTTAATCGGAAATGGAAGAGTTTTCGGCGGTGCAGTTCAAGCGAGATCAGCAAATGGAACAGTGCTTAAGAATTGGCCGATATCAGTTAACTTTGCTGGCGGAGCATCTGTAAAGTTAGTAGGAAGAGATTTCCCGCTGACAGGAGACAGATCAACAAAGGTTGTAAATTCTATACCTCTTCCAGCTGGAGAAACTGTTATTGAATTTTGGATGAGTATTTTTTCAGGTGACACAATAGGAAATACTCTTATAGAGGTAATTGCGGCTGTTGGATATGCCGGTGCAGACGCTTCATATTGGCACTATGGTAATTTTGTTGATGTTACATCAATGCTGCAAAGTGGAACTACAGGGGCGTGGATAACTTGATAGCAAAAGTAATTGATATTATTGAAGAAATATCAGAATGCAATCATTATGCTAAAAGAGTTGTTGATCTTATTTGTTCTGGTGAAGCGCATTTTTTTATGGTAGGAGGAGGGTTCATTATACTTAGGCCAATAATCAATAACGATATCGCAACTGTTCATGTGGAGTTCGCCTACTCTGTAGATGGAATGTCATTCAGGAACGGTTTTGATTTTGTTTGTTGTCGGGCAAAAGAAATTGGCGCCAATAAAATAACCTTTCAGACCAAAAATGGTAAGCTTGCTAGGTTAGCCAAAAAGCTTGGATGGACGAAAACCGATGAGCATGATTGCTTATCTAATTGGGAATTTACAATAAGGGGTTAATCATCATGGGTGGTGGACCGGATGAAGTAAAAGAAACAGAATATCAAAAAGAGCTAGCTAACATTGCCAAAGAAAAGTGGGAACTATCTAAGCAAAACTTGCAGCCTCTTGAAGATATGATGATCGCCAAGGTAAGCAAAGGCGTAACGCCAGAGCAAAGAGCTAAGGTGAGCGGTGCTGTAGGTACGGCGCACCAAAAGCAATTCGGCGAAGCCACTAAGCAAGCCACTAGCCAGTTGTCAGCTACAGGCGTAGATCCAACGTCGGGCAAGTTCAAGGAGTCACTTAGCGACATTTCTAGGTCTGGCGGAGCGTCTAGGGCTGCCGGAGAGGTAGAGGGTGAGGCTGGGCTTCAGTCAAACCAAACTCTTGCAGAAATGAACATGCTACGCGTCGGTGCTGGTAAGGCTACTCAAGCCCAAGCTGGGCTAAGTGATGTTACTCGGCGGGCTGCACAGAAAGCGGAGCAGCAAGCGGCTATAGAGTACCAAGAAAACCAAGGTTTAAGGCAGTTGGCCGGGACAATTGCTGGTGCTGCTGGTACGTATTACGCACCTAAAACAAAAGCAAAAGGATAATCAAAATGGGCATAGCAGACTTAACACAAGCTAAACTTGCAAGGGAGCAGTGGGAAAGATACCGCCAATCCTACGCACCAATGCTAGAGGCAATGTCGCAGGATCTGCTTAGCGGTGAAAGCCTTAAGCAATCGTTATCTTTAGTCCCTGAACAAACAAGCCAAGCATTTGATTTGCAAAAAGCAAACCAGCAAATGAGCATGCAGCGAATGGGGTTGTCTGGCGAAAGCGCATCTGCACAAAGACAAACTGATATAGCTAAAGCATCATCACAGGCAGGCGCAGAAAATGAACTAAGGAATTTCTACACAGATCTGAAGTCTCAGGCGATATTAGGATCAAGTAGCTCTATGAATAAACAGCTTGCGGGGAATAACTAAATGAGTCTTTTAGATTTAAAAAGCTCTATGCAAGGAGAGGCTATACAAGGTATAGGCCAATCTGAACAAATGGAGCAAGAAAGAAAAATGCTCAACGAACAAAACAAAGCGCAAGCCAAAACGCAGACTATGTCTGCGGTTGGGACTGGAGCGGCAATTGGAACAACCATATTGCCTGGCTGGGGAACTGCCATTGGTGCTGGCGTTGGCTTTCTAGCAGATGCGCTACTGTAGCTAGTAAAGCGGACGGATACTTCCATGATTGCGGTGGTATCCGTACCTAATCTCTGCTGACTTTCTTGCGCAGCAAGCGTCAAAAAAGTTTTCGTACCTACCAAGGCTTATTCTTTTTTTATCTAAACTAATCCTAACTCTCCATAATCCGCTTTTACTTTCAAAGC